ACCGCAAACCTCTTGTAAAGTACACCGACATTCCTTTTCTTTGGATGTCTTGTGAATACCGGCTCAGCCGGCATCTGGATAGCGTGAGTTCCTACTGACGATAAATACATCTGTGCCTCCTGTTAGTTAATTTTTACTATACATATATTAGTTTTTGAGCGCAATATAAAGACCGTACAGGTCTCTAAAATCCATAGATAAGGGTTTTATACCCTGTATATAATTATATTCCATTATATCCGCTGTATTCCAGCCTGAGGTTTCTTAAATTTCCCCTCTTTCGGCTGTCCTTCATTTGGGTGCAGGGTACAGCCCTTCGGCGATATATCTGGACGGAAATACAACATCGTGGAATGCCTCATGGCTCCATCTTTAAAGATTTCATTTCCAGCTATATCTACAACTTTCCCTATATACTCTTCAGGGTTATCTGTAAACTTCTTTCTCCAGTCAAAGTCAAATCCGCTTGTCTTTGTAGCCTCTTTCAACTTTCCATCTACATAGAGACCTCCTATTAGCGAAGAAACTTCCATCCCTTTTGCGTGATAAGTTACAGCCGATGAATCCTGAAACCCCATGACAACATAACTTTTGACTTCGTATTTCTTTACCTTCCACATATACTTTGTCTTACTTCGAAGGACGTACGGTATCGATATATCCTTAAGGATAAGCCCTTCTCCGCCTTCTCGATAGATATCATTGAACATGACCCATGCCTTTCGTTTACTTTCTTCTGGATTACCTGCCTTCAATGGAAGTGTCCTGACCAGACAAAGATGTCCATTGGTTTTAAAGTTACTTCCACGGAAATACTCAGATAGAAGTAAGAACCGTTTTCCTGTTGGTTCTTCGGCTACAACTTTTCCATTCCACTTCAATACATCTGTGATGTATACACGAACGTAACCTAGTCGTTCAGCCATCGCGGAACCGTATGGTGTTCCATACATAACTTCACAAACAACTATAGAATCATCCGGAAGGTATTCCTCTACTTGTTTAAGTGCTTCTTGCAACATTCCGTACTCTTTCCAGCCTCGCACCCATCGGCATTTATTGTTTTCTTTTATCAAAATACCAAACCAGCCATCCATCTTTTCTTGACATAGAAGTGCCCTGTCCCAGTATTCAAACCTGTGCATTGCGTCCCTTATTATGTCTAAACCTGTGACTGGTCCTATTTCAGGATTATATTCTGTAGGAAGTTCTACTGGAAACTTCCCTCTTATTTTCATTTCTTGTCCCATAATTTTCTCCATAAAAAGTACTTCCCCTCCCGTGATGGCGAGGGGAAGTTAGAATTTGGCTCAAGCTTAATACTCTACATCCTCCGCTTTTTCTTCTTCATCGCTCATGGCTGAATAGTCGGTTTCAGCCGTTTTTAACAGGTCTATCGCCGGTTTTATAAAGCTGTCCCGTTCGTCCATTGTAATAAACCTTTCAAAATTGGGCGTCGCCCCGACTGTAAACCATGAACCCTTATCATTGGATTCTTCGACCGTTCCAAGTTTCCAAACACCAGCCCAGGAAACATTGACAGGTTTTCCATCTGCTTTCAGCATTCTTAACCTTGTCGCGAATCCTTTTCCATGTTTGATAGATGCTGTTGACATTGGCAGTATAAAGATGTCAGATGGGTCGTCTATGTTCAGACAGAAAAATTCAATTGTATCCACAACTTCATTTCCTTCCGCATCCCATTTCTTAACACCTTCCCGAGTAGAAACAATATTGTTTTCTTCGCTCTTATGGTGTCGTCCAACAAATCCGCCTCTATCCGGTCTCCAAACTACAAGGGAGTGTTCCACCTTGAGTACCACGACATCAATTGTTTCATACAATTCCTGTGTTGCGCTGTTGCAAAACATTCCCTGCTCTGCTCCTGGAATATATTTGGCGTCACTTTTCTTGAGCTCCGGGCTCATTGCTTGTAGGATTTTTATGAATGGTGTTTTGAATGTTTGCGCATCTGTCTTTTCAAAACCTGTACCCATCCCTGTATCAAACATTGCTACGTCTGTTGTTTCTGTTGTTGCTACTGCTCCATTTTTCTTTTGTGCCATGATTAATTTCTCCTTATCTTGTTATTTTAGTTTCTTGATACTGAAATGTTGAGATACCATCTGGTATCGTAAGACCTTTCTCAAGTCTTTCCTTGCAGTACTTCTTTAGTGTTTGATGGTGTATTGACCTTTTTACATCGTAAGTAATTTCTTCTTCCAGTAAAAAGTCAAGTAACTCATCATCCAGCCCATCTATAACCGTTTGAGTCTTAAAGAGGGAGTCTATTTTTTCTTCATCCCCTCCTTCAGCGTCCACCATATTTTTGTACGCTTCCAGGTAGTTCTTTTGTGCTATAGATGCTTTCAGCTCATCCTTAATCTCAACCTTTTCGCCGGTCGATAATTGTAAGGACGACAGGTTCAGCTCATTAAAGATAGCTGGAATTGTCTCCCTAGAGACGATTTCAACCTGTTTTTTAAGGTTTTTTAACTGTTCTTCCTTTTCCATCACCTCCTTTTCCAAATTGTTTAATCTTGTACATTCCTTTGATAGCTTCGCCATCATGTCTTCATCTACTAAAGACCCAGTTTCAGGAAATAATGATTCTTCTGACATTGTAGTTCCTCCGGTTGATATTGTTCTTTTGGTTCTAAGTACATAACTTCGCCATCATAGTAAAGGATCAAACAAACATGTCCTTCGTTATAGCCTTCATGCACTTTTATCCATTGTAGTTGACCGATTCTCCAGTCCGGCTTAACTGTACCTCTTTGTAAACGATTGATAACCTTTAACTCCGCCCACAGAACCTTTCCGTCCCTTGATATATAAATATCTGGAGTATGTGGTTGTTCAATCCTTTGAAAGAAACAGTCTCGCCTTTGAAGGTCGGGTCGTACAAATCTTTGATACACTTGACTTTCTGTCATTTTAAAAACTCTCCTATACCCTTTGTTCTAAAATAGTTTATTAAATCCTCCTTGTTCTTTAAGATTTGATATATTCTTTCATCTACAGTCTTCTTACAAATGAGGTCTTTATAGGTCACCTTATTTGTTTGACCAATGCGATGGCTTCGGTCTTCGGATTGTAGTCGAGAATCAGCCTTGAATGAATTACTGTAGTAGTAATGAAGGGTTGCATTCTGGAGGTTGAGTCCTTCTCCACCCTTCTGTGGGTTTCCTACAAGTATCCTAAACTCATTCCGCTTGAACTGGTCTATAACTTCATACTTACTCCCGCCATAATACCTTCTACAGGAGTAACCATTTTCCCTCAGGTTATTAACAATGAGGTCTATTTCCCCTCTAAACCTCGCCCAGATTATAATCTGAGTATCTTTAGAAACTTCTTCCAGGTCACCGAGTAGTACAGACATCTTACAGTTATCTTCCAGTGGTTCATAGGTGTATACAGAATCAAAGTACTCATTTCCATCCTTGTCCAATTTTATATCCGTATCCGTACAGGGGAAGAGGCCTCCGGCTATCATCTGGAGCCGTAGAACCATCACTACTTTATTAACGACGGTTATTTCTTTCCCCGAAAATTCAGCGTACATCTGCTTTTTTAGGTCGTTATACAGCTTCTTCTGTGTACCTTTCATTTCGCAATATAACTTTTCATAAACCTTGTCCGGAAGGTCGAGACAATCTTGTTTCTTAACAAAAAATGTGACACGACTAATCCTATCCTTCAATTCTTTAAGATTCTTATACCCTGTATATTTCTCCATCTTGTTTATTGTTATGATGTCAGATACTTTCATCCTATTAGCAGCTGCTAAGTCTTCCAGTATAGAATGTGATAACTTTGGAAATTGTTTCAGCTTGTGCTTTATAATTGCGTACGACTTTTCATCTAAGACTGTTGTATATCTCCGCCCTTCCTGGGTTGCTTTTTGTATTAGTATCCCATAATGATGCTTGAAATAAAAGAAATCCTTTTCAAAATAATCCCTTCGTAAAAATTCAAACTGACTCCATAGGTCGAAAGGACTGTTCGGTGTCGGTGTACCTGTTAAGATACACTTATGAGTCACATCTTTAAAGTAATCCAGAATCTTATTTGTTCTCTTAGCACCTTTTCGTTTCCCTCGTCTCGGCTTTCTTCTTCCGTTTTTTATCCTAGTGCTTTCGTCAACAATAACCATCAATTTTCTATCTTCAATCAACGCTTCTACATATTTGTCTATTCTTTTCGCCTGGAACGCCTCCACATTGATTGAAAAAACAAAGAGGTTCTTCTTGTCGCGCCCTGCTCTTACAAATTCTTGTTGGAACGCCTTTGGTTCTTTTCCTTGCCAAACTATTCCGTACCACTTTTCAGAAGGATAATGTTCTGGGAATTGTTCTGTAACCCATTGTTCTTTGACCGCATTTGGACTGATTATTATCACACAATCAATTTCCTGTGCATTCCACAGACTGTACGCTTTCTCGATAACAACTTTACTTTTCCCTGTCCCCTGTTCCATAAATAATGCGAAATAGTTCTTTGGTAGTATAAACTGTAGTGCTTCTTCCTGGTGATTATACATCTTTGGTACTTCTTTCGTTTTTTCTAAGTTCATTTTTCCTTTTCTCCTTCGTAAAAATTTTCAGGCTTAAATCCCATTAAAAAGTACAAGTCCTTCTTTTTACCTGTATTCACCTGTTTGATCGGGTTTAGAGCCTTTCTCTCTGCGAGATAGTGTAAGTAGTTCATAGCATTGTCCTTGTCCATGTAGTTATGCCTTGTGATTAACCTTCTCAAGACCTGTCCAAGATTCATTACTCCGTAGCTCCCAACGATTTCTTTTCGCAAGAACTCTACGAACTTATCCAGTTCTACACCCTTTAAGACATGAGTTGGCGGGGTATAGCGGAACTTTTTACGGAGCATAATGCCCTCAGTTTCCTGCCTCTTAACCTTTCTCTTCCTTTTCTTCTTTCCCATCTTTCCTCCAGTAAAATTTACAAGTCTTATAGTTCTTTTCATTTTCATAAAAGCAGAACCAAGAGCCGTCTATTAGACGACCCTGGTTCCTACATTTCCTAGGACACTTTCGTTCTTTAGTATAGACAATAGGTTTCACGATATGCATCCCAAAGATTAAGGTCTTTCAGTAACTCAAAGGCGTCCATAATCGTGTACTCAATTTCCTTCTCCAACATCTCTTTGTCAGTGACTTCAAACACTTCCTCATAGACATCCTTTATCTTTGGATACTTGTCCCACTCAGCTATAACATATTTGAACCAGTCTATGTCCGCGATGTAGCAATAGAGTTTATGCTGAAATCCATTTAGATACTTCCCAGGCTTGTAAGAAGCTGTCGTCTTAATGTCTATCAGCTTATCGCCCTTTCTTATCGCATCATACTTCGCGTACAGGTAACACTGGTGTCCACCTATAAGTTTAGTCAGTCCACCTTTTTGATAGAACTCATAACCTTTAACAGCATTCACAACTTCCTGAAAGTTCTTAGAACCCTTCATTGTAACTGAGCTCGCGCACTTGTATACCTGTTTCTCAAACTCTACTCCCTGTCTGGCTGGCTCAGGGAAAGGCGTCTTAACCCTGTTTACAATATTATGCAGGTCATCGTATGCTTTTTGTTTCCATGTCATTTGTCCATCGCCACCCTTCTCAGGTTTGATAACACTATTGGGAGCAGACATACACCAATTGATAGAGCTTATCAAATTCTGAGTAACCAAACAGCTTTTCTCTTTTTTAGATTCCGTCATATCGCCTCCAGTTCGCCCCAATTTGGTCCCATTTCGCAATCGGCGATAACAGGTACTCGTAATTCCACGCAATTTTCCATCACATATTTTAGATGCTGAACAGCTTCCTTTCCCTCCTTTGTCTTAGGAACACTACAATCCAGCTCATCATGGACTGTTATGTGCGGGATTAAGACATTAAAGACGCCTTCCTTCCAGGCATCAGACATCGCCTTTTTCATAAGGTCTGCAGCTCCACCCTGTATCAGCCGATTAAACATAACATATGCTTTATTCGGGTTAGAAAGCCTCGCTCGCCGGTCAAGTATCGTCCTTATATACCCGAGCTTTTTAGCCCTCAATGATACTCGTTTACTCGTTTCCTTAACAAACGGGACTTTACTATGATACATCTTGTAGACCGCATTCGCTTCCCTTTCATTCCAACCATACTTCTTAGCCATTGTTGCGACTCCCATTCCATACGCAGCTCCAAAGTTCAGCGTCTTAATTGTTTTCCTGCTTTCGATTCCAGTCATTTCCATGAGCTCAGCGTGGTAATCCGTTTCTGGATTGTCCCTGTATCTTTTGCGAATTGTATCAGCTCCTTCACCCTGTGCGTAGTGTGCTATCAACCTGTATTCAATTTGATTCCAATCTACTTTCAACCAGTCACACCCTTCTTCGGGCAAGAACAATTTCCTTATGACTTGTCCACTTAAGATTTCACTTCCTCCGTGGACATGTTCTTCTTCGTTACGTCCACTAACTTGTTGCAAGTTAGGATTGGAACTTGAAAACCGTCCACTGACCGTTCCATAATCATCATTCCTTAACGGATGAAATTGTCCATGTAACCTGTTATCGACAATCTGTTCAGTGTAAGGATGTATGAACATATTCAGTAAGGTTGTTATGTGCCTCAGCTCAAGAACCTGTTTACAAACTGGATGGTCTATTCGCCCGAGTGTTTCTTTATCGAACCTGGGATTGCCTCTTGTCTCCCCGTCCATCATCATTTTTTCTGTTGGTGGATGATAACGGATAGGAATCTTAACAGCATTAAACAGGTCTGTCATGTCATGTTTACTGTTTACATTCACTTCCCTTCCAAGAATCTTTTCCAGTTCCTGTCCCATGTCGTATGCGATATCTGACAGTTTCATACCTGTATCCATAAGATTGCTTGAATCAAGCCGTACACCGACCCTGCGCATATTTAGCAATAAAGGGTATAGACTAGTTTCCAAACTATACAGGTCTGTCAGGTTCTGCTGTTCCAATATAGGTAGTTGCTTTACGAACACATCGTATGTCAATCTTGTATCCATCTCAGCATAAGGTCTAACAACATTATAAGGAACCCTCCATAGATGGTTGATAGCTCCCTTTGCACCCTGTTTTATCCAACCCTGCTGTACGCAATATTCGGCTATACCGTCCGGTATCTTTTCCCTTTCTAAATACTTTTCAGCCAGTGAATTTAAGGAGTAACTTGAACGATATTCATCTAAGAGCGGTTCCGCCCACTGTACATCGTCAATCGTACCCTTCACAGGTATCTTTTCCCAATTCTCCAGCCAATCCAGGTCGTACATTCCATTAGCAAACACCTTCCTGTTATCTGAAGAAAGTTGTTCTTCTATGTACTTGAGATTCTTAACCCTTGTATCGTCGTCCGTGTCCGGGTGCCTGAGTGGATAGTACTCCGAGATATCAGCGTTCGCAAAAGAAACGCCAACGATGTAACCTCCGCCTCTATACACGGAAGGACCCTTTTTGATAAGGTCTGGGTCTTTCGTTTCAATATCTACAGCTATCAACTTGTCATCTTTAAACTGGTGGTAAGTAAGTTTTTGCATCTTCTCTTGCCTCCTTTATTTCTTTTTTCAATTCTTCCTTCTGAAATATACGCACTTTTCCGTCCCATTTAGAGTAGTCATTGTGGTATTCAATGTCGTATGCTATTATGGGTATTCCAAAATAGTGCATATATTTAATACATTGGTCGCAGGGACCATGAGTTACAAACATCATCGCAAATGGAAGTGAAGTGTGAAATCCGTTTCGCTCAAAGAAATTAAATATAGCCCTGAGCTCAGAGTGAACAGCCCAACATCCGTCCTGTTGCCAGTCCAACTTTTTACGGACACATTCTTTACAGGGTTCTTTCGCTCCGCCGAAGCCCTTTCCAACTATTTCGCCGGACATATTGTTCACCATGACAGCGCCAACTTTTTTCTTCATGCAAACAGCGAGAGATGCTTGATAATGAGCCCTTTCAAAAAATTGGTCAACAAGTTCTAAGTCAATATAGTTTTCCATGTTATTCCCTCTCGTCTATAGTTTCGCTGATATAGGGTAAAATAAACCGGTCAAATAACCCTTTTTGAACACTCGGTTCTTCCCGGAAATCCTCGTCCAACATGTCCTGTATCTTTCCAAGGTTTCTTTCGTATAGATGTTGGCTCCCTGACTGATGGTTGTAAGTACCAAGCTCCAAGTCTTTATGTCCAAGAGCCTGTAAATCCTTATGAAGCTTGCATAAGATTAGCGTAAAGAAAGGCACATCATAAGGCAGACCGAACCAGATGTCTGATGACCGCATCTTAACAAAGATATGCAACCTATTTTCACGGATAAAGAATTGTAAGTACATCGTGCAAGGGTTATCATTACTTGGATACGCATGGAAATCCCTATAGATAACCGCGACAGCTTTTTTACTGTTAGGGTTCTTCGCCAAGGTCCTTAAGACATACTCATATTGAGTCCAGTTCCTTGCGTTAACATCATGCAATAACAGCTTTCCATAATTACTATTAACACTCCATCCATCATCTGTGCAGTTTTCCCAGAAGGGTGCATGTTGTGCTATGTCATAGAGCCTCGGGCTCCCGCTCCCATAGAAATACAGCTCGCCTTCCAAATACTTTAAAGACATTTCCCGACAAGTTGCAAAGCAATTTCTCGGATCCAATACTTGGAAAGAGGCATTTAAGATTTCATACACTCGTTCACCCTTCCTGTTCACTGTACGATAGTCCGGGTGGTTAACAAGTGTATCAGCCAATGCCAAATAGGCTTCATTAAAATTGTCTTCTACCAGGTACATTTTAGTTCTCCTTTTATGAATTTTGTTAGCAATTCTACTTGCTCAGCTGGATTGCCCACTTCACAAAACAGCTTTCCTACTTTTTGATGATAGTAGTTCTTTGCATTTATCAACAACGAATTGCCTTTTGCTACTTCCCTGTGACAATAAAGGAAAGCGTCCAAGGCATCCGCAAGTTGGAACATCAAGAACTGACAATCGTTCAATGATTGTCTTATCTGAGTGTCTGTATACCCTAAGAGATGCCCAGGAAGGGAACTGTTTTCAATTATTTCCCAGGCAGTTTTCGTATGCTTGTTCTTGTCTTTGATTTGTTTGTTTAAATCACCTGTATAAGTTTCGGCGAAATCATGGTTCATTACCAAAAATAGAACCGAAGCAGAAATTTCAACATTGTATTCTTTACATAGAAGATAGAACAGGGTTCCTACACTATATCCATGACCACACAAATCCTGTGGGTCTGAGACTGTTTCCATGTTGAATCTCTTAATGCTCTTAAGAGTATTGTACTTTACAAGGTAATCCTCAAATTTCATTCTCCCCTCCCATAATATTTTCTATGCTTGCACTTTGTCCCTGTATTCATAAGGTTCATGTACTTAACGAACTTTTGAAACTCACAAAGCCAGTGTTCAACTTCCCTCATAGTTATTTCTTCTTCAGGGAATTCTTCTCCAAATGCTTGTTGCATTTCAAAGAACAGCCTTTCTAGCCCTTCTATCCATGCTTTCTTTGGAAACTTTTTACGAGAGTGTCCAAGAAAGACTAAGCTCATTCCACGATTGGCACCTGGACCTCTGTTAGCCCAAGTGTGCTTATCCATTGGATTGAACATGTCAGTGTACTCCAGGTCGCAAGCATATTCATAACCCATAAACCCTCCTACGCCAGGGTACATTTTAAGGTACTCTGTTAGCTCTTTCAATGTTGAAAAGTCACTCGGGTCAAACTTGTCCCTTTTCAGTTCTTCAATTAGAACGAAGGGTACTCTCCAAGTCTGTGTCCATCCGCCTGGGATACGGGGATTGCGAATGAAGCAAGAAGAAAATATCTTTTCCTTTGTGTGATACTTCTCTTCCAGTAAATCATGAATCCCCTGTATATCGTCCAGTTTACAGGTCTCTTCTATTTCCATAAAGGTATTCCAGGTAGAAATAAACCTGTAAAGGATAAGCAAATCCCATCGTTTGAATGGAACTATCTTTTCAATTATCCATTTAGAACATTTATCGTACTGTCTAAAGACATTGCAGAAAAAATAGTTTTGGTAAATTTCCCATGAACTCCATGGGAGAGGCTTTCCCGCCTCTTTATTTTTGTATGTCCTGTGCCTTTCCAGAGCGGACTCTAAAAAAGCGTGAAGCATTTTCTCTCTTGGTTCCATCTGTTATCCCCTGTTTACATTTTGAATATTTATTAGCCAATTTCTAAAGTCCTCAGATTCGGCCATGAACTCGTCTAGAGGTCTATCTACAAGTTTTATCAACGGTTTCAAATCGTGTTTCCCTTCCGGACCGAACATATAAAAGTTGTAATCGTTCAAGTCACGGCTCAGTATTTCCACGCCATACTTGTCTGGGTTATTCCATACATCGCTTCCAGGAATAGGAACATAGCTCGTACAGGCTATGACAGTAAAGGGCACTCGTCTAATCCACCATTGATTCTTTTCTACTGTATTCCTTGTCTGGAAAGGTGTTCGTATCATAAACAGAACACGGACATCGAACCCAACCTTGTCTGCAAGATGCAGAGCCTCAGCGTTTTCAAAACCGGTCGTACCCTTGTTTAAACCGTTAAGGACATCATCGTCAAACGACTCTATCCCAAATGACAGCTCCTTACATCCAGCGTCCTTCATCGCTCTTAACATGTCCTCGTCCAATGGTTTAACTCTACAGGAAATTCTCCACGCGATATTCAGTGGCCCGAGCTTTTCACATAACGATAACACTCTACGCTTGCTAGCTGTAAAGGAATCATCTGAGAACCTGAACTGTTTAATGCCGTACTCAGCCATGACATGTGCTATTTCCGATACAACATTGTCCTCGCTACGGAAACGAATCTTTGGATTAAGCGATGGGGCAGAACAGAATGAACACCTGTGATTGCAACCACGAGATGAAGTAATGACAGCGCTCTCCCCGTCCATGTATTGTTTGTTATTCGCAAAGATGTTTCCACCCTGTTTCCCTTCCATCAAGTGTCTTGCTGGGAAAGGTATCGTGTCTAAGTTACCGACCTTTTCACCTCGGTAGAACCGCTCCACTTCCCCTTTCAAACAATCCTTGTATATTTTACCAACTATCCGTTCCCCTTCGCCTGCGCAAACTCCATCTATACTGCCTTCAATCCAGTCTAAAGCTTCCAAAGAAAATATTCCAGGACCACCGAGGATTACCTTCGCGTCTGGATACTTTATCTTAATCAGACGGGCGAACATGTTCGCACGAGGGATCTCCATACTGACAACCGTTATCCCGTACATATTAGCCCTTGGTAAATCTGTGAGGGCGTCAGCGTCTGTATATCCAGCGTAGTTTTTAACCTGTACTGAAACCCCAATATTTTCCATAATAGAGGCTAAATAAAGGATACCTAACGGAGCCTGAGCATCGGGCTGTTTCAAAAACGGTTTCGGCATATTTATAAATATCACTTCCTTATCCATTGTAGCTCTTCTCCCTTTTCCACTTGTCTAATAAAGGTACGGAAGGAATAAACGGCTGTTCCCCTTCCTCCAGATACTTCTTTAACCTTATAGTGCAATCAATCCTGGGAGTGTCCCAAACACCATTCGCCTTTCTTTTAAGTTGAGTAACTTCTGGGAATCTTTCCTTAACCGCACGAGCTGCTTCTGTGACAAGTTCAGGCGTCCTAAACTCTGTACAGCCTCCCGGTCTACCTGTTCCCATGTCGCCCACTGCGTAACGAAAGTTAGATACTGTTCTATACCCTCTTTCATGTAAAGAAAGTTGAACCCATCTGTCTGACATACCACATACACCCATTCCGTCATGTTCTATTTCTTCCTTTTCCAATGTCGGAACATGATAGCATTGTAGATGTATAATCTGCCTGTTCTTTTCGAACCAATACTTCGCGTCCTGACTACCTTGTTTCAACGGCAATCCACTGATTGGGAATTTACTATTGCACAGGTAGATGCATTCCAAGAATATCTTTTCCACGACTTTCTTTTCCATCAGTTCATCGTACTTGTTTGTGTACTTAGAACTCAGTTCTTCCTTGCGAAAATAAAAATCAACGTCATCATTAACTATAAAGACGTGTTCCTTTCCACAAGTTCTAGCGTGCTTGTAAATCAAGTTCCTTTTAGTCGCTATATTTATTTCATCACTTACAACGACTATTTCTACATAAGTTCCCTTCAATGCTTCCCTGTACATTTCCCTTTCCGATTCCCTTACGAATGCAACGACTGGGAATTCTTTCTTGTTGAAAGGTTCTCTTAAAAAGTATTTCCATACACCAACTTTCTTGTCTATAAGATGTGTTCGTGCCCTGGTGGGAATACCTATCATATAGTTTTCGTCTTTCAATAAACTGTATGCGTCCATGAATTTCTCCTTTTTCTAGATGCATATAAAACCTCGGTTTTACTCGTCTAGGAGGCCTCTGCAACTAAATTTAGAATTACTGTGAACAATGTGTAGATGTCGTTTCGCCCGAGTCAGCGCGACATATAAACATCTCAGCTCGGCGTCCATGTTTTGTTCTACAGCCTTGGAAACATTCCTTGTGATGTCCAGCTTTAGAACTACATTATCGGCTTCGCCACCCTTTACTCCGTGGATAGTGTTGACCATTATCTTACTCTGATTAACATCGGTCTTATCTCTGAACAGGTCTCGGAAATAATTGCTTTCCTTAATGTCCATGTCAAACACCTCATACCACGGTGCATTGTATGACCTATCTTTTCGTAGATACGGCTTCAAAGATTTATCGCTCTTTATAGCTCCAACATTTGTTTTCCTTAAGTATTCAAACCGTTTGACAGCCTCGTACTTGTCCTTGTCCACCGACAACTTATTCTTGTGATGGAACACGAGTCCCTTCTTCATAAGGTGTTCCGTGTACCCTCTTAGGAAATAGTTGTTCCGGGATAACAGGTAGTAGGATTCTTCACTATTGAAAGTGACATCCTCCAAACGATTATAAAATTGTATCGTTCCGCCTTCATCCCTTGGCCAGAAGTCTTTCTGTACCCTATGGCTAATCTTCTTTGCAACTTTCTTAGAAAACTGAAGGATGTTACTTCTTAGTCTCCAAGACTTGTCCAAGATATGAACATAACTACTATCTGTCATGCTTAGAAACCTTTTTATATCGGCTCCACTCCATTCGTAGATAGCCTGGTCGTCATCACCTGCGACGTAAACCTTTTCACATCCTTTGAATGCCAACTCACAAAACTGCCATTGCAAAGAAGTTAAATCCTGGGCTTCATCTATAATAGCGACCTTAACTGGTAACGATTGACGCGACTGTACAAACTCCACCAGTAAATCATCAAAGTCCAAAATTCCTAACTCCTTTTTGTATCTTTGATAGTTCCTGTTAACCATACGAAATGTTTCCCAGTTTATTTCCAATGCGAGCCTGTCCGCCATGTGAGGATTATTTCGGTATAACGAGCAAAAAAAGAGATATTTATCGTCGTTATTTATCAAGTCCTCTGTATAGTATCCAAGAAAATTCATTCCCATCGCCTTGGAAAAATCTCTGTAGTGTCTCTTAGAAATCATTTCGTACTTACTGACACCAAGTTCGCGGAAGGCAATAGAATGGATTGTTCTGAAGTAAGGAAAGTCTTCTTCTTTAAATCCAAACTGTTCTATCGCCCTGTCTCTACCTTCATAACTACCTTTACGAGTAAACGAAACGAACGCAATTTCATTCGGTTCATACTCTTGCAAGAGGCTTTCCAGTAGTGTTATTAGATAGGTTGTTTTCCCGCAACCTGGAGCGCCGAATATCATTTTAAGATTGTTCATTAACAGGCTCCAACTGGTTGATAAGGTCTTGCTTAACTTCCATTGGCATGTCGCTTTCATCCAGTGCCTTGAGTAGATCTTTTTTAAGTTCTTCCGGAACATCCTTTACGGTACAAACGAATGGAGCTTGCTTCATAGAACGGATTATGCCCTTTGAAATAATATCAATCATGCGATAAGTAGCGAGCAGACAAACAAGTTTGAATGTTTTCTCATTTGTCATAACCCTTTCATAGACTACTTCTGCAAGCACAACTGAAATCAGTTCAGGGTTTTCCATCGCTTCATCCGCTGTCATTTTCTGTGGAATCCTTACTGACATTTCCCTTTCACATCCGATTAAGAAATCGGCTAGATCTTTTGCTGTTAATCCCATTGCTTCTAGTTCTTTGTTCATAGTGTTCTCCTTAATTTATTATTAGAATCCAAGATACTTGGCATTCTTTACGTCCCTTGTTTTTAGATATCGCTTGTGATATCTCCTTCTTTGAATACAAAGAAAGACTATGATCGCAACGATAACACCGAGCCATATAAACCCTGTATAATCCATCTAGAAATCCTCCTTTGAATATTCTGAAAAGTCTGGCTCAAATTTTCCTACTCCGGTTGTATCCTCAAAATTCAAATCCTTTCTGTGGAAACCTGCGACGCGAATCTGTCTCCGCGATTCAGTATTTATTTTCTTGTAAATACAGTGAAATTCCCGAAGAATTCCGTGTAATTCGCCCGGAGAGAAATACTTGAACTGTTTCTGTACATAAAGATATTCGGTTAAGTCCTTCACCCTGAACAGGTAGACGCCTGAAACTTCATCATAGAACACTCGCTTCGCTAGTATCTGGTCTTTAGTTTCTGCCATCGCCCTCTGGGTTAAAAATTCCAAGACAAAATTCTTTAACAGCATGAGCGGTGATGTATCGTCCTCGGCACTGACATCTATTGTTTTAATTTCCTTCAGAGCCTGATTAACTTTGTTGAACCATTCCATCTGTTTGAGCTTGGAAGGTATCTCATGGAGCTCCCGCATACATAACCGTAAAAAAGCATCCTGTTTTATTATCTCATCTTCTGTCTTAAACCGTAACATCTTAAAGTCGTCTTGTCCTTGTAGTCTAACCTCCCATTCATAGTATGGTTGTTGAGTTTTGTACTGGTACAGCTGTCCAACTTCTACAGAAGAAAAATATCCTTCGTTCTTACCAATACCGTACTCCCTCTTCTTGCACTCTTTCTTGTGACAAAAATCTACGCAAGGTGATTCCTTGCACCTGTAAATATAATCCTTCTTTCTGAGCGAAGACAAAATTGTTTTCTCGACCTCGCCCTCTTTCAAAGAATATCTTATGCTCTGGTTGACCTCCTGTAGATTTTGTTCGAAAAAGTCCTCGTCCTTTTTCTTAAGGTATACCCCAAAAGAAAAGAGGAAATTATTTCTTCCTGCTCCCTTGTCAAACGGATTCAAGAAATATAGTGTTTGTAGACAGGGTGGTGCATCACTATAAGCAATGTCCTTTAAAAACTCTTGTGCTTCTGTTAAGGATGTTTGTTTCTCTTTAATATAGAGAAGGGCTTCATTGAGCGATAATTCTTTTCCGTCCTTCAACGCTTTCTGTGTCGACTCCCCACTGTTATAATAAGGTAGATTAATCCAGTTCCCAACATCGCCTTTCTTAAGTTTCGTTTGCTTAGGGAACACTTCTACCGATGAATTTTTTTCATCCCGTACCAGTGCTTCTATGGATAATAAAAAAGAAAACCGTCGCATAATTTCAACGACCTTTTTTGCCGATACTTCCTTGTCAAGGAACATATAGATATGTAAACCACCGCTCTTACTACGGAAGGGTACGAGTGGAAAATCGCCTCGCTGTATAGCATCTAGATACATTGTTAAATCCCTGTCATATATATCTACATCTATCACCGCGAATTTGCATTTGCTGTTTTCCATTATCGGTATGATACCGAGTCCTTTCTTGCCTTCCAAATGATTCTTGTATTCCTCTATGGTTATTAACTTATTTGTGACGGACCGTGCTTGTCCTTCCAACTTATTCCCTTTTCCCTTCTTTGAACCATAAATGTATTCGCCGAAGTTATGCTGGGAGCCGGTAAAGAAACTCATGAATTCTTGTACCTGCAGTTGGTTTATTGACATTGTCTATTCACACATTTCTCCCTGATTTTTAATTGTCCGTTTTCCAAAACATACTGCTCGTAACAAATCATCCCGTCCGGTTGTCTACCCGACATAACGAACGGGAATTCAAACAATTCTTCCGCAGCGATTAAGGGCTTTCCTCCAAAGTCTAAGGTTTTCAGTTTCCTTATCAAGTTTCCTTTGGATATCAAAACCCTTATCGCTTGCTCCTTTCTACCTGTTATTTTTGCGAATTGATGAACGAACCACCATTCCTTTCCGTTTACGGATATGGTTTCTTCTTCCAATATTTTCAAAATTTTCTACCTCCAAAAGAATTATAGTCTCTGCTATTTGCTTAATCGTAATTCCTTTGCTCAGTAGTTCGTTCATTTCTTTTATTCCGTCAAACCTTATTTCTCTTTTCTTTCCCTGGCTCGGTACTCCTTTTTCTTTGAATACCTTCGCCCATTTCTTATTGATTAATCTTTCACATCCAAAAAAATCCATTAAGTCGTTTGCTGTTATTCTTCCTTTGTTGTTTATGTACTCATCAATCGCTTCTGTTCCCATGGTTCCTTTTTACATAACTGGAGTGACTTCAGTTATTTTCCTCCCTTCGATTAATTTACATTCCTTCGTTAACCTGTTCCACGATTTGCACTTCACTTCTTTACAAGTCAATAAATGCTGTTCGTGTGCGACTGGAACGATTGGAATTTTTTGTGTTTGAAGCGGACTAGATTCCTGTAATGGACCGTAGACGATTAAAGTCGTCTTTATAAACGGGCATAAGGAATTGTCTTCCGCCTCATACTCCGGCTGTAATTGTTCTGTCATATCACTACTCCTTTTTCTTCAAGATGTTCGACCATCTCCTTAAGAGTACGGAATACCCTGTAACGAAAAGGTCTATATATTTTCTTTAAAAATATATTCAAAATTATTTGTTCTATCTTACTTTCCGTCGTGTACATCACCCATTGGTGTCCAACATTCCGCCGGATATATTCTAACTGCATGTAACCGGCTATTGCCTTGTCCATCTTGTACTTAACCGAATTCCCTTTGGGCTCTTCAGCCTTCTTGTCTATGTACTTCAGGCTTTCCACAACGATGTCAGTAAAATAATCTATTTTTGTTTTCGCGTACAATCCTACTCCTTCATTAAAGAAATCCGCCCGGATACCTTCGTCTGCACAGCGACCGAGTATATAGGTCGCCTGTCCAAACTCCTTTGTCTTGTAGTGGTATTTCGGGTATTCGTTACCGGCGAACTCCAAGGTTTCTATTCTAACAGTTTCCATCCGCCCTCACCTCCATCTTAATCGTACAGGCTTCACAGTATTCCCACTCGGTTGGCTTTATAATAGCCTCGTGGTTGTTCTTGCCTATAAAACTCCCGCAGAGGGCTCTCGGTTGTCCTATTTCTACAAGGTGTCTCACTCCCCTCCGGTTTACATAATTGTATAGTCCAGCCATCGGGTCAGGTTGTACATCGTCCGGGTCTAGTCCGTAAATATAATCCCCGTCCATGTCACGAGGCTGTTTTCGTTGTTCTTTTTTCATTGTTCATTTTCTCCTTTTTGAAATCGTGCCTCTAAATATACCCTGTATACAGTATACAGGGTATATCGGGCTATTAAGCTTCTACATAATATTTGTAACTGTCAGGCTCCTGTCCGTATTTTAAGCAGAACAGCTCAAAGACTAACTTCGTAAGTTCTTGCCTCTCGTCCCAGGACGGCTGTCTGTTAAGTATCGCGACAGCTGTCCAGTTTTGCCTGTTAATAGCCGTAACTAATAGTTTCTTATTCTCCATTTTACGCCTCCTTTAATCTTTCGTTACACCTTCTGCAAACATATACTCCGCCTCGTTGTATCCGGTTATGTTTTATTTTGGTTAACATATGGGGCTCACTGCAATTACAGGTATACTCGTACATCCGCTTAACTGTTCTTACAGTGGCATTGGTTACGTCGTAGTTATGGCATCTGTCCGGCTCCAGTCCCAAATTTATCATAACAAGTTTCCAGTAGTTGCCATGTCCGTTACCGGCTCTTCCGTACAGTGCATACGATATAAGGTGTGCTAGCTCGTGTGGTATAGTGTTCTCTACAAAGTCTTTAAGGTTCTCTTTGAATAATATAAAGTTAAGCCTTATCCTATTTTCCCTCGGCCTCGCCTGTCCGGCTGTCTTGCCCTTTATTGTAAAGTCTAAGGTTGGCAAAGACAGGTCAAGCTGAGGGTATTCCTCTTTGGCTTTCGCCATCCATTCCCTCAGGCTATTCTCAGCTATCTCGTACAGCTCAGCTGGGTCACCTGTATGGGTTAAATCGTTACTGTTCATTTTTCCTCCTTCGTTGTTCAAATTTTATTGTTCGTTAGTTCCTCGGGTATAGTCCCCGAGTCCAATTATCGCATATAGCCTTAAATCTGTAAAGAACTTTTTTACTATATATAGTAAAAAAGTCACCGTTTTATTTTCATAGTCAAATACAAAAATATGAATAGGTATTATTTCAGCCGGTCGCCTGGGAACAGCTCTCTAAAAACTCGTCCCTCACAGCGGATGTGAGGCCTCCCAGGGAGGCGCAATAGGTAATTACACCCTCTTTAATTTCGGTTCCGTCAGGTCCGCTAATATGGGTCGTAAAAAATCCCCGAACAGGGGAACAGGTAGGAAGGGCTGGTGGTACAGGTAAAAATATGCAAAAAAATAGCCGGTTAAAATAACCGGCTATTTCGCAATAAATGTTAGGGTATCTTACTTCAGGTCAATTTCCTCTTCAGCCGGTACATAACCTGTCCACCCTTCGGGTGCCTTTTCGCCTGTTCCCATAACCGTATATTCGCCCTTATCCTTATTAAAGGCTATCCAGGTTCTGTCTTTGGGTTCGGCTTTTCTCAGGCTCTTCCGTATGTGCCCTGCGCATTCCTTGCGTCCCATTTTAAAGGTGTTAAAAATGTCCACTTCGCTCACCGGCTTTCCAGCCTCTACAACGTGGGCTATAAAGTCAGCTGTGGCGCTCCCGGCTCTTACTATACCGTAAAGGCTCGGCCTCACAACCTTAAGTGCGTTAATCGCCTTTTCCTTAACCTGTGGGTCCTTAATCCCCTCAATAGTCTGCTTAATCAGGTCGTACGCCTCTTTCTTCGCTTTTTTGCGTGCTTCCTTCTTCGCTTTTTTCGCTGCCTCTTTGGGGTCTACCTTTACGTCTTTTTTGTTGTTATCAGCCATCAGTGGCCTCCTTTAAATAAATTTTTTTGTTAAGTAATTTTTACCGTCCTTAAGTCAACGGTTTATAAGGGTTTTTTAACAGGTTAAAAAACCCTTATAAACCTCCCAGCTCGGGCTGGGCGGTTCGGGTAAAATTTACGCTATCCCGCTGGTTATATAATACCGTGCGTAGTATGCGCTTTGGGTTAATCGCAGGTTTACAGCTTTCCCGCTCTCGGTCTTTGTAAAGGTTATGTAACCGGCTCTCTGTAGTCCGTTCAACATTCCCATAAAACGGCTTTCGCTCTGTCCCAGCTCCTGTGCGCCCTTTTTAATGGTTTTATACTTGTTATAGTATGCCCATCTTATAATTCGTGCCCTCTTCGTAATTTTCTTCCAGCTTCTGTTATCGTTAGTAGTAGCTTTTTTGTAGGTTATTGTTGTCATGGTTCTTGTCTCCTTTGTTCTTTGGTTTTTGTTTCTTAACTCTATAATCAATATACTCATAAAAAGAAAGTTCGGCTAGCACTTTTTTCCCTGACCGGTAAAAAAGTGGCTTTTTTACAGGTACAGCCGGGAGCCGGTATAAATACCGAAATTTTCCGGTATTTCGGGTATAGGGTACATATTTGGTTAAAATTGCTAATTTTCAGTAAATTAGGCTGGAATACAGCGGATCTGAGGGCTTTTAAAAGGTTACCAGGTATAATAGGGTTACCCCGTAAATAAAAGCCCTTATATCCGGTTATATAAGGTAAAATACGCTAATTTCGGTGGTTTTCGTCGGTTTACAGGTAAATCGGTGCAAAAAAATACCCTGTACTCGGTACAGGGTATTCGCCTCAAAAAAATTAAAATGGTTACTACTTATTTACTATCTCTATGTTTGCTATGTCGGTTACTCTGTTAAGTGTACCCTGTATGGCATCCCTCAATTTCTCGCTGGTAGTATTGTCTAAATACTTTTCAAGTGCCATCTCAATGGTTATTAAATCGTGAGCGGTTAAATTGTTAATTTGTTTGTTAGTTTTCATTGTTCATTTCTCCTTTTTTGTTATTAAATTTTTACTACTTATTAAGTTCGTTTTTAATTACTTTCATAAGTCTCTTTAATTCTCTGTAATTTCTAACTTTACGGTTATGTTCGCGCCTCTGGTGCTGTTCAACGGCTATCAATAAAAGCTGTCCAAAAAAATAAAAGTTATTGTTATCGTACTCTTCCATTTCATCGTAGTCGCGGTTTACGGTTACTTTGTAGCCGGTAACCTTATCGCATACTAATAGCCGTCTTCCGCCTTCCCAAATAACTGCTACTAACTCGTCATTTTCCTTAAATTGTTTATTAAATTTTTCTCTCTTAAAATCGTTCATTTTGTTCTCCTTTTTCTTAAATTTGTTATGATATCACTCTATCATAATCTAATTATATTGATACCACTTTTTTCGCTTCGCGACGAAAAAGTGGTACTTAGACGAGTGAGCAGTTTTGTGGAAATGAGTAGTAATTATTGATAGTCATTTTGTCAATAGTGATGTTGTGAGTACATCTATAAAGGGCTGAAATTTCGCCCTATCACCCGTTTTTTGTTAGGGCTGTAAACCCTGGACAGTCCAGTAGTTACGGTTGTCACCCTAACAAATAATAATTTTTGACGGTCAACTTTTGAATAGGATTTTGTACTCATTGTACTCAGGTTGTACTCAATGTCCAACCAGCTGGTTGGGAATGTAAACCCTGGACAGTCCAGTAGTTACGGTTATCACACTAAATATTTGTATAGTGTAGTGAGTACAATGAGTACACTATATCGCTAATTTCAGCCCTCCAGAAATCTGGAAAATTTCAACTCTCCATATTTTTGTCTGTACTATTGTACTCATTGTACTCAAACTATACAAAAATAATTATTTGTTTCCTTATATATTGACGGTTACCAAATTTTACCTGTTTTTAGATGAGTACATTATGAGTACATTGAGTACATTTTTTGTCTATACCGGCTTTTTGGAATAAATTACGATGGATATAAGCGGATGTGACGGAATCTAATCTATACTTGTATATAAAACCCTTATCCCGGCGACAGCCTTATCTTGTTTCCAGGCGTCACAGAATAATGTTCAGTCGCGTGCATTTCGGTAGTTACTTTAATACTATACATAAAATTAAAGATGATAACTTTTTCTTGTTTAATCATTTACATTTATTGTATATTATGTATAGGTAGTTATATAGGAAGATTTGATAACACGATGGAAAACCGGGAACTAACTGAAAAGAAAGAGCTGGTCGTTAACAGCTATAAGAAAACATTCGACAAAGATATGTCCTACAAGAAGGCTGGTGTAACCGAAGACGAAAGGGCTGTACTTGATACGGACAAAGAATTTCAGTCCCGGCTTGAATTGTTTTTAATCGAGGAGAGGGAAAGGGTGATACAGAACCTTAGGACATTTATGGATTCTGATAATGAAGGGCTGAGCTATAAAGCCACCATGGATATGGCAGAAGTACTCTACCCGGATTTCTTCGAAGCGAAAAAGAAGGACAGCATAATCACAGTCAGAGTAGTTAAGGACTGATGCAAGTTAATATCCATCGTGAAGTTTTTAATGATGTGTACTTTCCGCATCTATACCTGGACGACCCTATACAAATATATTATGGAGGAGCTTCCAGCGGAAAGTCCGTCTTCGTTGCGCAGAAACTTATCACCGGACTAATGACATTCATTGGATTTAATGTTATGGTTGTCCGGTACATTGCGGCGACAAATAATGATTCCACCTTCGCGGAACTTTGTAAAGTAATCAACGACTGGGAGATACAAGACCTGTTCAAAATAAACCGTTCACATGGCGGTGAGAAAATAACCTGTATCAATGGGAACCAGATTATTTTTAAAGGGCTGGACAATGTAGAGAAGCTCAAGTCCACGACCTTTAAGACAGGACCGTTGACCGTTATCTGGGTGGAAGAGGCCAGTGAAATAAAAGAAAAAGATTTTAATCAATTACGATTAAGGCTCCGGGGACAATCCAAGCTTCTTAAGTTTATAATCCTATCGTTCAATCCCATCGACGCTGACCATTGGATTAAGAAGAGATTCTTTGATATACAGCATGATAATGTTTTCATTTTAAAGACAACCTATAAAGACAATAAATTCTTAACCGAAGAAGACAGACTACTCATAGAAAGCTACGAAACCGTTGATAATTACTATTATACTGTATACGCTCTCGGTGAATGGGGAATCATATCAACGGCTCGGGTATTCAATAACATTAAAGCATGGGATTTTAATTACGATGACACATCCCTGGAATCACTTTGTAACGGAATGGATTTCGGTTTCGTCCATGCCGCGACTTTAATGCGAGTGGGATTCCGGGAAGACAAGCTGTTTATATATTACGAATTATATTTTAAAGGACTAACGAACAGCGAGTTTGTGGAAAAGGTCGAGTCGGCGGGATTCGATAAGAACCTGTTAATTGTAGCTGATAGTGCTGAGCCGGATAGGATAAAGGAATTCAAACAAGCTGGATTCAACATTGTTGGTTCCAAGAAGGGAAAAGGTTCTTTGAAGGACGGAATAGATTTTATAAAGAACTACGAAATCAATATCCATAAAACTAACTGTCCAAATGCCGTTCGGGAATTTCCTAAGTATAAAAGAAGAGAATTGAAAGACGGAACAATAGTAGAAAATGAATTTGTTGAAATAGATGACGACACAATAGCAGGAGTAAGATACGCGACGGAACATCTTTGGAAAAGCCGTCAGAGAGTAGTGGCTCCAAAGACTAGTCAGTTCAATGACCGGCGAAGGTCTAAGGTTTCAAATCTACCAACATAAAAGAAAACAAATATGGCAAATCTATTAAAAGAAATAACTCATTATGGCGACGGGTCATGGGGATTGGGAGATGAACTCCAATACTGCAGTGACCGTACAGTAGACCAGTATAAAAAGATGCGAGTGTATCCTATGTGCTGGATGGGATTAAAATTTATCAAGCTCGGCTTGTCAGATATCCCTTTCGTAGTGGAATGCGAAGAAGACGAAGAAGCTAAAATGGTCACAGAAGCTATGTTTAAGCAGATATGGAAAAGGATGTTTGTAGAAGGGAGTGAATGCTTGGACTTTGGATTTAAGGCGATGGAGTTACGGTACAAGCCAGGGAAACTGAAATACTACGAAGAAGATAAAATGAAAACCTTTGAAGGGATTTTATTAAAGGAGCCGAAAGGATTGGACGGGGAAACTATTAAGATCCTAACCGAGCCAAACGGCAGTTTCAAGGGATTTCAGCAGAACATAAACGGAAACGAGGTGGATGTACTTGTTAAGGACAGAAAGCCTCTGGTCTTTGTAAACGATTTTGAATCCGGCAATTATTATGGGATATCAGCCCAGGAATCCATCTACCCTTATTGGTACGACGCGAATCTTAACAGACAGTTTCACATGAGGTACTTAGAAAGGAAGGGAACAGGTATCTTAAAAGGTTATTATCCGGATGGGAAAACGACAGTATCAGATTCTGAGACGGACAACCAGGATGTAATGCTTAATTTACTGGACGGAATCATGGAAGGGACGGTTGTCGCTATACCTTCGGCGACTGATGAAAAGGGAAACAAGCTCTGGGAAATTGAATACCTGGACATGAATGATAAAACAAATCCTTTCATAGAAAGGGCGAACTACTTAGACCAAATGATTTTACGAGGCCTCGTTATTCCAGAAAAGGCTCTAACCCAGGGAGAGATAGGTTCAAGGGCTTCCGTTGAAAGCTTCCAGAATATGTTTGTGCTTAGGAGACAAGCTGTTCTAGATGATATTGTTGATAGTATCGATAGATATGTTGTCCCTCATTGGAAGGAACTTAACTTCGACCCGGAAATTACCCTGAAGATTAAGCCAGGGAAAATTGATGATGACAGTAAAGAGCTAGCTGAAAAGATTGCTGAGAAATTAGTAGATAAGGGAGTGTTCGGTGTAGAACAACAATGGCTAATTGATAAAACAGGTATCCCGCTGGAAGAACCTGAAGAAGAGGAAGAAGAAATACCAGAAGAAACACCTGAGGAAATTTCTGAAGAGCCGGTCGAAGAAGACATAGATGAGATAAAAGAAATAGAAGCCAAAGAAAATGGCGAGGACAAAAAGGGAGAAGAGTCCGATGAAATAAAAGATATCATAGCAAAAGATATCAAGATTAAAGAAGGAAAACTGTCCGCCCTCAGATGGAGGCCTCTTACAGCTAGAGAAGAACAATGTAAACTCGCGGAACTGAGTTCTACCCTTGACCAGCTTAACAAAGAATTTCAAGAAAAGATGAAAGCCGAGGTTGAGTTCCAGATAGAGAGGATTTCCAGGTATCTGGATAAAAACTACGGAACGGAAAAGGTCGCGTCGTTAGTTAAGAATATAGTTGTTAAGAAAGGCAAGTTTAGAAAACATATAAGAGAGTTCTTAGAACAGGTTTATGACCATACCCATACCAGCGTAAAGGGTTCCGTAGAAGGGAGGGCTAATCTTGCGAACACCGACACGAAGACAGCCTTCCTTGGATTTAGGACAGATATAACAGGTTCCAAGTTTATTGACGATTTAAGTAATGCAATAAAATATCAAGTGAGTACTGACATATCATCCGGTCTGGCAAAAGCCGAAATGTTAGAAAGGCTTGGAAAGGTCGGGGAAGATTATGTAGAGAAGAAGGTTCCGCTTCTTGGAGAAGTTGAAACTGGATTTACTTTGGACAAAGCGAACTACGATTACAGAAAGGCAAATAAAAAACTGGTAGCGAAGGGACTTATTCCAAAGGAAAAAGAAATTCAGCGAGTACAGTTTTCCGCTATCATGGATGACAAGGTTTGTGAATTGTGCGCTGAACTTGATGGATTGATTGTACCTGAAAACTCACCAGTCGTTGAGAAGTATCAAACACCGATACACTATAATTGTAGATGCTTCTGGTTGCCAATCACAAAAGAAGATATAGACAATCCAGCTATAGAAGACACGGACTTAACAACTAATAAGAAAGGAAAACCTATGACCGTCGATAATGTAACCGCGAAGGTCGGTGATAAAATTGATTTAAAAACATTCTGTTGCTTAGAATGCTAGGAGGTTAATTATGCCGTACCCAAATTTCCATACAGCTAGAATGGAAGAGCCAGATAAGTTCGCGGAACTGCGAATGTTGAAAGAACTTGAAAATGGCATACAGATTTACGGAGGAAGCTTAAAGGATGAGGACATAGTTAAGATACAGTCCTTTAGATTTCCCAAAGACAAGTTTTCTGTGGAGCTGTCCAAGGAATGGTTGTCTAAGCAAGGCAAGAAGCCGTCTTTGTTTGAACCTGCGAGTGATGATAAAAAAGCAGGCGACGGTAAAAAGGACGATGCTCCAGATAAGGAGACAAAAAAGGACATGTCAACGGTGACCGATGTTTTTAACGGCGACACGACGACAGTAAAGAACATAGAAATTTTTAACCTGTTCAAGAATTCACACAATCTTAAGTTCACGGAGCGTGACCTTGAGGATATCGTGGAGCTTGGAAATAAGAATATACTTTCTAAGAAGGTGGTACCGAATGTAGGAGTTAGTCATTCTGATGAACAGCTCATGCTGAAGGAACTACTAGGAAAGAAAACAAGTCCCTATGAAGAACTTCCAAACCTTGGATTGTTGTCTAATCTAAGAAAAGAAGGGAAGGCTATTTTTTGTGACATCACGGATGTCCCTAAGAAACTTAAGGAGTTTCTATTCAGTGGGAAATACTTTCGTTCTATCTCTCCGGAAGTTGTTATGAATTGGAGGGATACAGGTAAAAAATTTATTAAACGAATTGTCTTAACTAATAAACCATCATTGATGCATATTTCTGATGTGCATATGAGCAAGGCTCTGGAGTATGGTGGAAATTTAATAATAGAGGAGGACAACATGTCCAAGCAAAATGACGACAAGTCAAAAGATGTACCCGCAATGGATGAAAGCTTTGCTCAGAAGATTGTCACTGGAATTACAGAATTCTTTTCTAAGAAAGAAAAGGAAGACAAGAGCATAGACATCACACCCGTTGAGGACAAAAAGGAAGACAAGAATCAGGTTGTTCCTTTGTCCCAGGTAGTTGAACTTAAGACAAGCTTCGAAAACCAAATCAATGATTTGAAGAAACAGCTTGTTGACAAGGACGAAGAGCAGAAGAAATTCTTTTCTGACCTTGAAACCTTGAAGGCAGACACAAAGAAGAAAACGGCAGAAGCCATTTGCTCGAAGGCTATCAACAGCGGAGTTCCAAAGAATGTTGTTGAATACTGGAAGCCTGTCCTTATGTCCAAGGCGTCTGAAGAAGTAATTCTTCTAACAAAGAAAGTGGACGAAGAGGAAGTCGAGATTAAGCGACCGATTTCTGAGTACATTGAAAAATTCTTTGAGATATGTCCTGGAAAGGTAGATTTTAGCGACCTGACAAGTACCGATGTAGAGCACTTCAGTCGGGAAAATGACAGGAAAAGCAAAATCGATGAAAGAGCAGCTGAAATTCAAAAAGCTGAAGGGCTAGACAGGCATGAAGCCCTTATGAAAGCTGGCGAAGAGCTGGCGTAAATCTAAGACAGGAGGAAATTTTTTATGGCATTTGCCGAAGGAAGAACAGAAGAAAGGGATAAGAAGATGATGCCCTGCAACGCAGGAGCTGCTATTAGCCCTTATAGAATTTGTCAAAAGGATTCAGGTGATGCTACTGAAGTTATTGCCGCGACAGCTGGAAGTCAGTTTCCAGTCGGCGTAACCGGTGATGCATCTGAGAACGGAAAAACAACTTATGCTGAGAACGACCCGATTCAGTTAGTCTATGAGGGAGTAGCATATGTTGAACTTGGTGGGACAGTCGCACAGGATGACAGGATAATTGCATCTACCGGAGGAGTAGGCGTCAAGCATACGACTTCTGATGGTGTTTACATTTTCGGTCATGCAATGAAGGCTGGGGTGTCCGGTGACATCATTCCCGTTTTAATACAGCGATACTACATCGGCGACTTTAACCAGTCGTAAACCAATCATAATCTAAGGAGGATAAAATAAGTTATGAGTACAAAAGGAACAGTAAGATACGATGATTACCTGACTAATCTAGCACTCGCTTATCCAAACGGAAATTTGATTGGAAGTGTAGTAGCTCCAATAGTCGGCGTTGAATATTTCAGCGATTATGTTTTTGTTGACGACCAGGGAGCAATGGACCAGGTATCAGACGAAGCGGAAGGATCCCCTGCAAATGAAGTTGACTTTGCGCTGGGAACACCTTATTCTTATAGAACAACCAGGAAAGCCCTCTCAAGCACCTTAACAGAAAAGGAACTCCGGAACGCGAGCAAGAAAGGAGTTATTAAGCTGGAGCAGAGGGAAACTAACAAGCTCACCCATCGCCTCAAGCTTAAGCATGAGACAAGGGTTGCCGCGATTTTAACGGACACATCTAAGGTAACAAATACCACGGATGTGGATTCTGTCGCGAATGGAAGACTGGATGAGAGCTCTCCAACAATGGAAGACGATATTATTACAGCCGTCACTTCTATATACGACAATACAGGAGCCAAGGCGAATACTATCGTTATACCGTTTGAGGCTGCTCTGTATTTCGCGAAGCTGTCTTGGATACAGGATATCAAGTACACCGATCCAATGGCGTACATGAAATCACAATTCCAGGGACAGATAATGCAACTCGTTGGGCTTCCGCCTGTTATTAAAGGTCTTCGGGTAGTTATATCCGATGGCAGGTATAACACTGCGGAAAAAGGACAGACAAGAAGCTTGTCTGCAACTTGGGGCAAAGATATTCTTATAGGTTATGTACCTCCAAGACCTCAGGCAGAGGATGTATTTGGAATACTGACCATGCAGTACGACGGCATGAAGGTATCCAAAGAAATACTCACTAACCCGAGGGGAAAGAAAATCATAACCGAATGGGATTATGATATACTTGAAGCTGACCTGAGCTGCTGGTACTTACTCCAAAATGTTATCGGCTAATCACTATTGGGCTGGCGGGAAACCGCCAGTCCTTTATTTTAAAGAGGTGAAACATGACTTGCACAGTTAACGACATAAGAAAATCAAATAAGAAATTCGATGATTCCACTGAGGTATTGGACACAGACCTTAGGCACCGGATAAAAGAAGCGGAGCAAACAGTAGAAGTTGACTTGAGTGATGTTCTAACCTCGGCACAGATAACAACGATAGGAAATAGTTCTACTGTTTTGAATATGTTGACTCTATACAAGGCAGTAGAACTGAGTCTTGTCTATTACTTTGGAGCTTCCAGAAGGGTTAAGGATGTTGATGATGTACAGTATTATAGCGACATGTATAATTCCCTTCTTGAGAAAGTATTGACAGGAAAGGTTAAGATCTCAGATGGGACAACCGACTATACAGTTAAATCTTATCCAAAGAAGACGAGCACCCTTTACAATCAGAAGTTCTATAGAAGGAAAGGTGTTGAAGGATTTATACCTGATGGAGCGGACGAAGATGTTAAGGATGACAGGTTTGAAAACTGATGGCTGAAAAGAAAGACGGGATAAGTATAGACTTAGACATAGATAGCAAAGAGGCTGTTATAAAATGGTTGGAAGAAGTTCAGCGAGGGACAGGCGATGCGAAACCGCTCTGGCTGGCAGTTATCCCAAAAATTAAGGAATTTATTGACTATGAGCTAGATGAGATACAAGATAGCCATAAGAAATGGCAGAAGCTTTCCGAGAAATACTTGGACGCGAAAATAAAGAAGGGCTATCCATCGGGCATAGGAGTTAGAACAGGTCTTATGAAGAAGGGCTCCATGGAACAGGCTAAAAAGAAAGTAACCTCTAAGAGCCTGACATGGGAACTGAACCAGAATGTTGTTCGTTCTAAGAAGGGTTATCCTTATGCGATGGTATTTCATTATGGGAAAAAGGACGGAAGCCAACCTGCGAGGCCTCTGTTTAGATATACGATGTTAAGGCTTAACAGCTTTTTAAAGATGGATGTAAGGAAATTTAATGATGGAACAACCCACGCCAACTTTACATATAAGTGGTTAAGAAAATCATTGGAGTCATATAAAAAATGAAAGATGTGATAAATGCTTTATCCGGGCAACTACTCAGTTATTCTGGACTGGACTATGCTTATGATTCCGGTCATACGGCTGAAAATGTAATTGAACTTATTCAGCTAAATCGTTTTCCGTTTTGGAACTTGGTTCCAGATGGTGTTCGCTATGAAAAAGTGGACAATGTACCTTTCACACAGATGGAAAGAAAAATCTATCCCATCGTTATTCAGTTCGCGACAAGGTCTATGGAAATGAACAGGGCAGTCATGGGACATACAGCGACAGGTAAGAAAGGTATCTTAGACTTTTCTGATGACCTTTGGGAAGCGATTAAATCAGACAGGACTCTCGGAGGTGTAGTGCGTGGAGTCCTTCCAGAATTTACAATCAACATTGAAATACTTGATGCGACTGGTGACCAGGATAAATTTTTTGTGGCAGCTGCCGAAACTACCATAGAATTTTTCTCCGAAGGTCCAGTATGATATTTGGGAAAGTACAATATAACGGACCAGGGAAATACTATACGCACTTCTATAACGATAGGAGTGTAACCTTCGAGACCTGTAAAGAGTTTAGACAACTCCCCTTGGAGGAGTGTTATAAGTTAATTAAGAAAGGACACTTCATTCCTGACAAGGAAACTGTAAACAGGTTGATGGAACAGGGTGAATTGGAAACAGCCGAAAAAGTTTCAGGGCTATTGACCGGTAAAAAAGTCTTTATAGTGGGGAGTGGACGAAGTTTAAAGGGCTTCGACCATAACAGGTTTAAGAAAGAATTTACAATCGTCCTCAATCATTCCGTCAAAGATTGCCCTGATGCTGACGCGATGCTTTTTATAGACGAGGTGATGTGGAAACAAGCTCAGACGGAAATTAAAAACTATAGAGGCATGATATTCTGTGCGTATAGAACAGGGTGGAAGCATAAGGATTTCCGTTCTAGTACATTTGAATTTGCAATAAATAAAGGAGAACCACAAACAGACTATAATCTAGGTCTGTACAGCGGAAGCCTTTCCGGGCTCGCCGCTCTAAACCTTGCAATCATAATGGATGCTAGCAAAATATACCTATTTGGATTTGACATGAAGCCTCCAACAAAGGAATACCTGGAAGCGAATGATGGGAATGTTCATTCTTATAATGATGAAGGGCTGAACAATAGAAAAAATTATTTGAATCAAGAATGGTGTGATGCAAAGATTGAAATGTTTAAGAAGTTTCTTCCGTGGAAGGACAGAATAATTTGTTGTACTCCAGATAGTGGACTAGATTTTTTTGAGTACATTCCGATGGAAGAGGTGGTGTGATGGTCTATTATGTTATACCGGCTAGACAAGGTTCCAAGGGAATTCCTTTCAAGAACAGGAAGCTTATCCATTACACTTTGGAATCGGTCAAGGGATTGACCAAGAGTAATGTCATAATCACAACTAATGACATGGAAATCCTGAAACTTGTTAGGAATGTTGGATATTCTGTATTGTATAGGAATACCAAAAAGGTTCATCAAGATGATTCCAATCCAAAGGATGTCTTATTGGATGTTGTCAAAATGAAGAAACTCAAGCCTGATGATATAATCGTTTTACTGTACTTAACATATCCAGAACGTACGATAGAAGATATACGAGGCGCTCTAAGGTTCTTTGAACAGAATAAGTGTAAGAGTTTGCTATGTAAAAAGAACATAGAGGGAACTCATCCATATTTATATATGTATGAAGAAGAAGGCGGAAAAGGTAGACAACTTGTAAAGCACAACCTGTATCGTAGACAAGATTATCCAAAGGTGTTCGAGATTAGTCATTTCATTTTTGTTTCTTATGTCTTTGAATTACCGAATTTAAAGAAGAATCTGTACAATAAGGATACAATTTTTTACCCCATAAGAAATGTATTGGATGTAGATACACCGAAAGAATTGAAACAGCTGGAACCTCCAGTAGAAATAAAGGGTTCCTACAAAGAACAGATAAAACCGTTAGACCCGAACATTCAAATAAGGGATGTGGATTCAATGCGCGAAAAGCAATTCAAGTTTATGGAGCTAAACGAATTCCGGGAATACATTAGAAAGAAGGATATAATCTGTGTAGCAAATTCAGGAATGGTCAGGGATAGCGGTGAGGGTGAGTACATAGACAGTTATGATATAGTTGTACGATTTAATTCTTTCATAATAGACCCGGAAAACACTGGGGAAAAGACGAATATCCATGCCACAACTTATTTACAAGACTATAATATGGATGTTCCATGCGACTTAAGAATAATATGTTGTAATAAGAAGTATCCATACTGGAGACACTTTATAAAAGAGAAGGTTGAACCAGGAAAGCAAGAATATATCTTGAGAAGAAAATGGTTCTATGATCATAAAATATTCAGAGAGTACAGCCATATCAATAGGATAATCCCAACGACAGGGTTTTCAATTATAAGGTTACTATACTGGGCTGGAACTTTCAACAGTCTTCACTTGATGGGATTTGATTTCTTTAAGAACAAAGATCCGTATAGACAGACACCTGGGATATCAACCGCCCACAATTATAACTATGAAGCGGATTGGGTTAAGTGTACCTTTAAACCAAATGGACACGACGAGGTAGTTTATAGGAATGAAAATCTTACAGGTTAAGCAAACGCCAATAGCGTGGGCTCCGGACGAATTGTCCAAGGCAATAAATACATATAGTGAACACTCTAGTGAGGTATTAAAAGGGAAGGAATTAGATGGTAGAGATTGTGATATTCTTCATTTTCATAATAATTTTTTTACTTGTAAGGGAAAGCAACTGATACAATATCATTCAGAACCAGAACGAGTGATGTTAGACTACCCTTATGACAAGACAGTTATCTCTCAGTATCACGCGACATTGCCAGAGTACAAGGATTGTAAAGTCGTTAGGAATGTTTTGAATTTTGAAACAGCAGAATACAACCTGTTATATAATGTAAATACCCCGATTAAAATCGGCTATTCCCCGTCAAAGATAGCCGATGAAAATAACTGGAACAATAAAGGGTACGAAAAAACAAAGGAGATACTGACAAAGATACAGAACGAATTTAAGATAGAAGTTGATATTATAAATAAGGTTCCTTTGGACGAATGCCTTAAAAGAAAACAGACATGTGACATAATAATCGATGAGTGTATAACAGGGAGCTTTCATCGTTCAGGGCTTGAGGGATTAGCTCTTGGGAAATTAACTATATGCCATATGAGTCCAGAGGTCGAGGATGTATTGAAAAGGGTGAGCGGTTCTAACGGGAGCCCTTTCTTTCACCTCCACATTTCTTCTTTGGAACAGGGTCTTCGGGAAATACTTGGAGCCGGAAGGGATTATATACAGGCGATAGGAAGGTCTAATAGGCTATGGATGGAAACCTATTGGCATCCAAAACAAATCGTTAAAGAATTTATAAATATCTATGAGGAGCTATGAAAATAATTTTTACAGGGGACTTTTATCCAGTTCATTTGAATAGTGTAGACCCGAAAGAAGTGTATGGAAAATTTTATAATCAATTTAATCATAGCGATTTGTTTGTAACTAATTTTGAAGGGAGCCTGGACAATACATATCCAAGGCAAAAGCAAGGACCGAACCTGTTCATCGACCCAAAGTATTTAGACCTATTGAAATTGGAGGCTGGGATAGTCTGTTGCCTTGCTAACAATCATTCTTTTGACTTTGGTAACATAGGATTAGCGAAAACTTGTAACCTGTTAGAGTATTATGGCTTCGCTTGTCTAGGAGTACTACCTGAACCGTTGATAGTGGATGGTGTAGCACTATTTAATATGTGCGAAAACGAGGGCGGACAAGGTTTTATATTCACCTGGGACATGCTAGAGCTTGTCAAACAGGTCTTAGAGTGTAAAGCAGAAACTAAAATTGTAATTCTACATGGAGGCAATGAAGGTTTTCCTTATCCAAATCCTTATCAACAATATGTTAGCCGGTATCTGGTGGACCTTGGTGTCGATCTTATAGTGTGGCATCACAACCATGTTCCATCTGCATACGAAACTTATAAGGGAAAATCTATTTATTATGGTCTTGGGAATTTCCTTTTCAAAAATAATTTTAGTAGTTACGGTTATTTCGTTAAAATGGACACTGAGGCGGAATATACAGAACATACAGGGTATACAATAACTGATAATGATATACAGCCTTATAAGTTACAGCCGATGTTAGACACATTAAATAGTAAGAGCTGGAACATTTCGTGGGCACATTATAGTAAAGAAATGTTTATTAAGTACACAAAGTGGCTCAAGGACTTTATAAATAATGATAAGGACATAGACCTATTGAACTTTTTCGAGTGCGAATCACATAGGAGGCTTATTATCGATGGAATCAAGGTCAATAATTCTAACTGAATTCCCTGCACCTTGTAACATGAAATGCGAATACTGTTATGTACGGAAGACTGACAAAAGAAGAAAAGCTCCATTTAAAAAAGTTACGGTCGAAGACTTTAAGAAGTTGGCTGAAGTAGTACCGAACGAACATATTTGTTTTCATTTTTGCAGTATCGGGGAACCAATAAATTATCCCTGGGCTTTTAATATTTTCACAGGCTTGATGGAAGAGTACCCAGTCGTAGTGAATTCAAACTTGTTGGCTAATAAATGGGACAAGATGTTGGAGTGTCCAGATTCAAACAACCTGGCAATATGGTTTTCAATTCATTGGAAGGAGCTCATGCGATTGGACAAAGTTCTGGTGGTATTCCAGAGGGCTCGAAGATTTTTGAATAAAGGCATAACTGTTTGGCCGATGATGGTTCTACATCCAAGTTACTATGAGCACATAGACCATATACTTTGGATGGCAATGGTATTCAACCTTAAGATAAAGATGATGCACTACAGGGATTTGAAGTTAAGCCCTTATGAAGATGGATTAGTGTTTCCTCCAAAGGACATTATGTATAAGCTAGAAAACAGTGAGTACATATCCTGGGAACATTGGAATGAATCTTATAAACGATGGGGAGTTAAGGGTAGACAATGTTCTAGTGGTGTCGATTTTTTAGTAGTGGACAGCAATTGGAAGATAAGAAGTTGTGGTGGGAAAGGCAATATAGAGTTTGGGGTGTTCCCAGACGACCTTGAAACTATACAGTTACATAGGAAAGGGAAGTGCGAATCAGAAATATGTCCATGTTCATGGGCGATATTTCACGGTATCTGCGAATATCCAAGAACGATAAGTAAAGTTATACATTCAAATCAAGGAAAATTGAGTAGGTTTTATGGACGATAATCTGTTTTCTATCTCTATGACGAATTATAATAAGGGCGAATATATCGGTCAAGCCATAAGGTCTGTATTAGAACAGACACATGAAAATTGGCAGTTGATAATTGTAGATGACGGTTCCACAGATAATTCCGTGGAAGTTGTAAACAGTTTCAAGGACGATAGGATAACCCTGGTAAAGATGCCAACTAATATGGGAGTGTCTAATGGACACCTTATAGCTTTCGAGAAGGCGAAGGGAAAGTTAATAGGTATCCTGGATAGTGATGATGTACTTACTAATGATGCACTGGCAGAAATGTTTGCGTTCGCAAAGAAATGTTCTATGTGTGGTCTGATGTTTTCTAACTATTTTCATTGCGATAAAAACTTAGAAGTTCTTAAGGTTAAGAGGAATAGGATTCCTAAAGGTGGTTCAATACTGTACGATGAACATGCTATTAGTCATTTCAAGGTGTTCAGTAAGCACTACTATAATAAGTCCGCAAGATTTAACCCAAAACAATTAAGAGCAGCGGACAGGGACATAACATTGAAGATGGAAGAGGTCGGTGGACTTGCACACTTGGACAAAGAGTTGTATTTTTACAGGTACACAGACAAAGGGATTTCCACGCGAATAGCTGGCAATCACATAGAGGCTAGACATTATTTTGATATGGCTATTCGAGAAGCTAAGAGGAGAAGGGGAATTGATTGACCTATTGGAAACGCAATATTGGAGTTACGAAAAGCTTCGAAGCTTCCAGACTGAATTGATGCGTATGATTGTAAAGCATGCATACTTTAATGTGCGAGGCTATCACAAGCTGTATAATAAACATGGAATTGACATAAACAGTATAAAAGAGATTGAAGACTTGGAAAAGCTTCCAGTGATTACAAAGAAGGAGCTTCAACAATATAATGATTGGGTTGATAAGAAGCATATAAGCACTAACATGAGGACTGGAGGTAGTACAGGCGAGCCTCTTATATACCATGAAGACAACTTGACGAAGGATATGAGAGCTAAGAAGCATAATCGTGGATGGATATGGAGCGGTTATGACCAGTCAAAAGACAAGAGAGCGGTTGTCTGTTCTGCCCGAGGGAGTGTAGGAAAAGGAAAGCTCTTATTAACTATACAGGGTGATGTAGAAAGGCGGAATATAAGGCGCACATTAGACGATATAAGGGCTTTTCAGCCTGTACAGTTACGGTCTTATGTATCAACAGCATACATCCTAGCGAATTGGATTATTGATAACAACTATAGAATAGAGATACCTTCTATAAACTTAATAGCAGAACAGCTCTACCCGGAAGTAAGAAAGACAATAGAGCTGGCTTTTCACGGAAAGGTGTTCGAAGAATATGTTTGTTGTGACGGAGGTTCCAGTGCATGGGACTGTGAACGACAAGAAGGGATGCATGAAACAATGGAAAGGGCTATTCTACAATCAGACGAAGAAGATAACATGATTGTAACTGATATATGGAATTTAGCTTCACCGTTTATAAGGTATAAGAATGGAGATAAGCTATTTAGAACTGATAAGAAGTGTTCCTGTGGGAGAGAGCTTCCAATTATAAAGGTTCAGGGAAGGGACAACGACTTTATAGTTTCTAAAGAAGGGCTGGTGTCTCCATCATTCTTATTACATCACATGTCTCATGTAACTAAGTCTGATGGAACTTTCATAGACTATAAATGTTTTCAACTAGTGCAGAAGGACAACCTCATTACAGTTAATATTGTTAAAGGGGATACATACGGTTTCGCGGATGAAGACAAGTTGATGGAAGTAGTCTTGGAGATATGCAAAGGGCTGAAAGTAAAATTCAATTATGTGGACAGGCTAGAGAAGTCCATCTCAGGCAAGATAAAATTCATAATAAATGAGAATGTAAAATGATAAATCTAGTTGCAGAAATAGGCATCAATCACAATGGAGACTTAGAAGTAGCAAGGAAGTTAATAACTTTGTCAGCCATCGCTGGATTCAATTATGTTAAGTTTCAAAAGAGGAACCCTGATATATGCGTTCCCGATGATAAAAAGGATCTTCCAAGGGCGACACCTTGGGGCGAAATGACATATTTAAAGTATAAGAAGAAGATAGAATTTAATTACAGGGAGTACGAAAAGATAAATTCCATCTGTAAACTTCATAAGATAAAATGGTTCAGCTCTGTCTGGGACTTGGACAGCGCTGGGTTTATGGCGGAATTCTGTGATACAGTTAAGATACCTTCCGCTCTTATAACCGATATTGACCTGTTAGCTTTCTGTAGATTAAAATATAAAACGGTGATTATGAGCACTGGGATGAGTTCTGAAGAGGAAATAGAACAAGCTGTAAAGGTTGGGAATCCAGATGTACTACTCCATTCGGTCGCGGAGTACCCGACTAAGATAGAAAACTTGAACTTGAATTATATTCATTGGCTACAGAACAAGTATCCCACGAAGCAGATAGGGTATTCCGGTCATGACGATGGGATATACAATACTATTTTACCGATATATGCAGGGATAACCTGGATAGAAAAGCACATCACCTTAGATAAGAATCTCTGGGGAAGCGACCATAAGAGTTCCTTGAACCCTGCAGAAATGTTTTCCATGGTTGAAAAGGTCAGAGATGCAGAAAAAGCCCTCGGGTTTTATGGTAGTAGAGTAATACTTGAATGTGAAAAGGAAAAGAGGGAGATGCTTAGAAAGTGAATATATGTTTTGACTTGGATGACACTATTTTCTTCACTTCTTTTCATGAGGATAAGTACACTCTTATAGGTGCGAGGGAGAAAATCATAGCAGTCATTAGGGAATTGTACTATCAAGGGAATACGATAGTGGTACAAACAGGTAGACATTGGAAGCATCTTATGGATACGAAAGCCCTTCTGGAAGAATACAATGTTCCATACCATAGTCTAGTGATGGGAAAACCTCCTTGTGATTATTATGTCGATGACAAAGGAGTCACACCCGAAAAATTTTTGGAGCTACATAAGGCTGGAAGCCTTAAGAACTCAATATAAATCATTTTAAGGAGACTAAAATGAGTCTAAACATAACAACTACTAATTTTGGCGATGACGACAATTATATGTTTCTCTATGACCCTGCCGTCTATCTCAATTTTCATGATGGAAATGGGGATCTTGGCATTGGTTATTTGGATGCAGAAAAGGCGTGGCGCCAAACTGTGGAGTATGCCATTTATAAGACTGGTATCCCACGAACTGAAATAAGAAGGGACATTATCAATCAGGAATTTGAAATTGAAACTTCTTTAAAACAGTTACAACCAGAAACTCTTGCTCTTGTTTCACAAAGAAGATATGATACTTCTGGTACATATCGCAGGGTTATGATGGGATCTACGGCTCCATCGCCGGTATTTCCATCAATGATTTTAATCGGGCAAACTGTAGACGGTAACGAACTTCGGCTTTACATAAGAAGGCTCCAGATCACCGCTGAGGCTTTCGAAGTTATGTTGGGCGGGGAAGAGCATGCGTCCATTCCTTTCAAAGGAATAGCTCAAAAGGATTCTACTCCCTTAACAACAAATCCAACTTGGGACTACAATGCGGCATATGCTACTCAGGACAACATTGCATTCTGGGCGTGGCCAGCTGCTGCAAGTTCAAGTTAAGCTCATGTTTAATTCTAAAGATAAATACAGCCTTAAAGAATTATTGCAAGATAAATTTACTGACCTTGATATAATCCGAGAAAAGCCTTTCGTGTTCAAGGTCAATAAATACTTGCTTATTACAACTCCCGTCTACTTTGGTGAATACGATAAGTTCTTACACGACATGTCTTATATGTTGCAAGAGTATTACAAAGTCTTTATTGATTTAGATTTCTTGACCGCACTTAACTATAGAGATCCGGGCGCGATAGAAAAAATAGTCGCTCATGTAAAAATATTTGAAGCCAATGAAGACTTTAGAAAGTTTCAAAAGGACACAATTGAATTTGTTAGCAAGTGGGTATTTGTATCCACAAAGAAAAGAGGAACCGTAAAGCTCAAACATTCAAAGAAAAAAGCAAAGAAAGCCCTGAAGATTATGAAGGGCGATGAAGTTGTTCACCTATTGTTTCTACTATTTGTGTTCAACTTTGATGTAGTTAAAAAAAACTTGGGGGCACTAATGAAGAATTTCATAGGCGAAGAACAACCGAGGAAAAGCAAGTCCTCGCCACCTACTCAATCTTCGAAGACAGTAAAGAAAAAGGTGGTTATGCCAAAGTACTCAGAGAAACCATATCCCAAAGAAGTCTTAGACATATTCGCGGAACAGAGTACAATGTCATAAAAGAGAAAGAACTCAAAGAGAGTGAGAACAAAGCTAAGAAAAATTCCAAGGATTTTAGGATAAAAAAGTAATGGCAAAAGGAAACGAACTGCTACTACATCTAAAGGCTGAGAATAAACAACTCAAAGCTAAGATGACGGAATCTGAAAAGAAGATTAAGCATCTTGAAAAAACAGCCAAGAAATCTACGAAAGGTATGAGGTCGTCCCTGGGCGGTCTAAAGGCAGGTTTTGCGGCAGTTGCCGTCGGCGCTCTTGCTTTGACAAAAATATTCAAGAAGGTCGCTGAAGTTACGATGGTACAGGTGAAAGCCGAAGCCCAATTGAATGCTGTTCTTAAGAGTACAAAGAATGCAGCTGGGCTGACCGCAAAAGAAGTTAAGAAGATGGCTTCTGACCTCCAGGCTGTTACAGATTTCGGTGATGAAACAACTATAATGGGTCAAAACCTACTATTGACCTTTACTAAAATTGGTAAGGATGTGTTTCCCGCCGCCACAGAAATCATGTTGGACATGTCTGCGGCAATGGGAACAGACCTTAAGAGCTCAGCTATACAACTTGGAAAAGCTCTCAATGACCCAGTGAAAGGTGTCGCGGCTCTTAGCAGGGTTGGGGTTCAACTATCTGAGACGCAAGTGGACATGATTAAAGGTTTCGTTGCAACCGGCGATGTAGCTTCAGCTCAGAAAGTTATCTTGGGAGAATTACAAACACAATTCGGTGGAGTTGCAAGGGCTCTTAGAGAAAGTGGAACAGGCTGGCAAGCCCTTCAGAACACTCTTGGAGATTTCTATGAAGATGTAGGAAAACTTTTTATACCTTCCTTAAGACAACTTGTCAAAGCATTCCAGAGTGTTGATACAGGTGGTTCCGGGATACTGATAGGATTTTTAAGGCAAGTTTCTAAAGCTATTCTTTCTGTCGCGACTCTTATCCGCCTATTAGACACCTGGCTTTCTAAAGAAAACAAAGTTCAAGACTTAGAAAAGCAAATGAGGGTGGTCGAAGAACTTCGTTGGAAGGTGAAAGGTTACGCGGAAGAAAGAAATGTTTCTCTGGAACAGTACACTCAAGGGCTATATAGACTCCATAGACAGGGCAAAAAGGTGCAGGACCTTATCAATATGGGATTTGGTCGTATAGAACTTGACATCTTTGGAAAATGGAGAGACGAAACACAGAAACTTGCTGATGCCCAACAGGGTGTCGCCGATGGATATATGTCTGTGTCTAAGGTTCTTGAAGATTATCAAAATGAACTTGACCGTATCAATGGAAAGACGAAAGAATATGATAAAACCCTTGATAAAATAAGGAAAAAGTCTCCTGGTGGAGGACCAGACAAAGGTCCAAAGGGACCGGCTCCGCCAAAACCTGACCTCGGTCAATACCTAGCATATATAGGAGATAGGTCTGGAGCTGAACTCGAAGCGGAAAGAATAAAATATGAAAAGATGAAGGAGATGTACAAGGGACATCAGGAGGAACTTAGTGCTATAGACAAGGCTTATGCACAGAAGAAAGAAGAACTCGAGATAAAAAACTTTACAAATATAGCCGGTCAAACTCTTGCTATCACTAGTGACCTCGCAAGTCAGATTCAAAATATACATGCAATGGGATATCAGAATAGGATGGCGCACCTGAATCTGGAACTGAACGCTAGGATGAATGCACTAAATGAACAGTACGAAGCAGAAGTCGAGAACCTTGAAAATTCTGAAATGAATGATGAAGAAAGAGCAGCTGCTAGAGAAGCCATTGATAAAAAATACGAACGAGAAAAGAAAAAGCTGGATGCTGAAAGGGCATATCGTACAGCTTTACTCCAATATGAACAAGCCAAATCAGGGAAGAAGATAAGTATCGTTGCAGCTCTTATCAATACAGCACAAGCTGTCACGAAAGCATTGGCATCCGCCTTTCCTCCATTGAATTTTATGCTCGCGGCTCTAGTCGGCGGGCTTGGTGCTAAGCAAGTACAGTTAATAAAGGCTCAGCCTCTTCCCCCGAAGCCTGAACCTCCAACATATAGGACTGGACATGTTCCTAAGTTTGAATCAGGATATGTACCTAACGACCATAGTCTTGCCTATATAGGTTCTAATGAAGCTGTTATGACAGCGGAAGCAACAAGACAGAATGCAGGGCTACTTCGTGCCCTCAATCAAGACCCAACAGCTGGACAAAGGACTCCAGATGTCAATATAAACATTTCTGGGAATGTTATGAGCGATGAATTTGTAGCTGAATCAGTTGTTCCCAGGCTCAATGATGTAGCTAGAAGGATGGGAGCAGACTTATTTAGTGAAGATACCTTATTAAAGTAGAGGAAAGACATGCAAGCATATGCATCCGATGAATTTATAACTCTAGAATATAGTCCGGTCGTTAATAAGTTCGCATTTCCTGTAAATACTATAGGAACCGACGCAGGCACGACTATAGACGAAGCTTCTTATGTTTACGCCGATGCGAACAGTATATTTGTCAGCGATACAACCGGTGATGATACAACCGGTGATGGTTCTCAGTCCAATCCATACAAAACAATTCTAAAAGGGATTAATGAGTGTACTATCACACAGACAAAGGTGCTGGTGCTAGACTCTGTAACTTATAATGAAGACCTGAGCGGTTATTCTAATGCTTATTTTGAAGGCGTCTATGCGGCGACTGGACAAACACCAAAGATTCAATCTCGCTTGTTAGGGTACACTCCGGCAGATGCGAACAGTATATTTGTTTCTAAGACTGGTGATGATTCTAATGCGGGCACTCAAGCTGCTCCAAAATTAACTTTGACTGGGGCTTCCGGTGCTATTTCAGTTTGCGATGCTACTCATCAGAAGGTTGTTATATTAGATAGTGGAACATACGAAGAAGACGCTTTTGAATTCACGGGGAATTTCCAGGGTGTCTATGCGGCAGTAGGACAGTCTCCAACAATAAAACCTTCTGGAGTATTTGGCTCAAGTTTTATAGAGAGTACTCATAAGATTGGACCAACGCAGTTTGAAGGTGGGACAACAGATTATATAGATGTGGCTGTTCTTGGAAATGGGAATTGGGTGTGCGTCTATAGGGATGTTTCTAATTCTAATCAAGGCACTTATGTTATCTATGATGCAGATGGAAACAATGTCGCTGGTCCGACTGTCTTTGTTGGAGCCCACACTACTTATCTACAGGTTGCCGCATTAGACAATGGGAATTGGGTCTGTTGCTATAGAGATAATGATGATTCTCTCAGACCAAAATTTCAAATAAGAACTAATACAGGTTCTTCAGTCGTAGGCGAAACACAAATACAGAACGCCAGTGCTTCTGATTTCAGCGTAACTGTGCTAGACAATACAGATTGGATTGTATTCTATAGGGATTCTAACCTAACCAATGGGATGTACGCTATTTACGAAGAAGATGGTACTCCAGTGGTTTCCGCAACAGAGTTTACACCTAACAGACCGAACTATAATACAGCTTGCAAGATAAACAATGGAAATGTCGTTAATTGTTATAGCGATACGGATGACAGTAATAAAGGGAAATTTGTCATATATGACGAAGATGGAGTGGAAATTGTATCCCCGACAGTATTTGATAGTAGTGCTATCGCTGATATGGGATGTTGTGAATTAAGCAATGGTAACTGGGCAATTTTCTATCGGGATGCTAACGATAGTTCTTCTGCAAATTTTAAAATTTATAATCCCGCAGGAGTACAGGTTGTAGCTAGAACGGAAGTGGAAGGTCTGTATGTCACTGTATATCAAGATGCTTTTAAGATGCAAGATGGATACTTCGGAGTAACTTGGCAGGAACTATCTGCGTCGAGAAGAGGAATGTATGCCATCTATACAGATGATGGGGAAGGGGTTGTTGGTCCATTGACCTATGAAGATTCTTCTTGGTGCAAGTATGGTTCTTCCGCCTGGCTTTCCGGGTATAAGTTTGTAACCTGTTATCAGGATGATAATGCCAGCGATGTAGGAGAGTTTGTTATAACGGAACCCCCAACAACTTCCTTTGTGAAAGTCAGTGTTGCAAGTACAGTGAACGGAATTGAATTTGATTTAGAAAACTCTTTCACTCTTGAAAAGTTGTTTAATATAAACTCAGCTAAATTGACTTTGAAATGGAGCTCCATGCATGATGGTTCTTGTTATGAATCTAGTACAGATTGTTTCTTGGTGAGTGGAGACAACGAATGTGATTTTTACAATAACCTATTCTATTCTAGCGATGCAGGAATATACCTTGGAACAGGTGTCAATGATTGTATTGTTCAAGACAATATTTTCTATTGGATATCAGAAGATTACGCAGTCAATATCAATGGGGCAGCTGCTAGTAGCGGAGATATAACAGTAGAACATAATGATATATTTGATTGTAATGCAGGTCTACGACTACAGAACAACAATGGTTCTAACGAGGTTGTTAAGAATAATAATATCCATGGCAATACAGGTTACGGTATCTATGCGGATACAACTATAACTATCACCTATACTATAATCACAGACACCACAAGCGGAGTGACAAACGGTACATCCACGATACTGGCTAATCCATTGTATATAAATGAAGGACAGGTTACTCCGGGCGATATTGATTTACATATAAAGACAACCGTTGAGGGATACTTCGCTAATTCCCCCGCATACGGATTAGCAGACGATACAAGGAATGCTGGAGCATACGATGTAAGATATGTAGGATCCCAGACAACATGGAGTTCCATAACTGTACCGAAGCCGATATCCATGAAGCCTTATCTAAAGCCAGTGGATGCGACTAATAGGGTTAAGAGGGACGGTTCTATAACATCTAAGAAGACAGCCCAGACAGAGTACCTTCCACTAGAATGGATGGACATTGACAAAACATATTACGATGACTTACTGACTGTATGGAGTCAAAACGAGGCGGAAGTTAGGATATATTGTCAGCCGACAACTTCCCCGAATACATATAACACCTATTACATTCTTTGGAATTCAGATTTCTCAGAGTTCTCAGACTATTGGATGCACTCAGCAGACGGAAGAAGTAAGGTAAAATTTGTATTCGCAAGGAAGTTTGAATTATGAGCAGGGAGTATACTCTAAATGGATATGCTGTTCCGGACGAAGATGTATTATCTTACGACAAGCAAGATGTGTCTGTGGATTTTAATGGAACCTTTTCTGTAGCTTCTAAGTTCGAAGTTACTTTGGACGACACTGACAAGGACAGTTACAATCCGTTCTATTCCGGCAGTTTGTTCTATGGAGTTGACTGGTGGAACACTGACTTAGATGTTTACGACAGCGACATAGAAGGTTATGCTTTTCGTGGAAGGATAAAAAAGATAGCTGTCAGTGATAGAAATAGTGCTATCAAGGTCACAGGTTCCAATGTGATGCAAGACTTGATTGAAACTGTTTGTGTCTATGACAATACAGCAGGGGGAAATGAAACACCAGCAGAAGCTGTTAAGAACATATTGACGACTGCGATGGGCTTGGATGAGGCAACTTATATAGATGACGGTTCTTTTCAAGAAGCTATAGATATACAAACGACAGAAACAGCTTGGGTGGATGTAGTATTCACGAAGGACGATGGGAAGAAATGCAAGGCTGTTATCCAGGAACTTTGTAGGATGTCCAGGTGTTCTTTCTATTGCGAGAATGAAAAATTTTATTTAATCCAGTACCAAGATTGGAATGGACAGATAGGTACAGAGATAGATGATGACGATATACAAGAAAGGAATTTTGAAATAGATACAGTAGAAGACCAGTTAATTAACGATTATGTCGTAAAATACGACAATTCTGGTACAATCGCAACCGCGACAGGTTCTGATGCTAGTTCGCAATCCACTTACGATTTGGTAAGAACTTTCCTTGTTCCAAAGGATTCTAAGGACGAAACAAGTTCCTCAGATTATAAGATATTGTATGCAAACTCAGCTGGAGCCGGTTGGGCTGGGGATTTAATGTTAGACGAGAATAAAAACATTAAATATAAGATAACTTTTCAGTTAGATAACAGCTCAGGACGATGGGAAGAGCTTAGACTATTCGAACAGTTAGACCTCAGCTTCGCTTATTTCTCAAGGGAACCTGTTAAAATAATAAAGCTAGCCAGGGACAGGGATAAAAGAACAATAACTGTGAGTGCGTACTTCTTGAACCTGCCAATAAATGTAGCTGTTCGTGATAGTACTCCGCCAGAACCAGTGGAATTGATTTCAGTAGACGGAGTAGACGAAGGAGTACTTGTTAAGTGGACACAGTCACAAGAAGCAGACCATGTTGGGTATGAAGTTTTTATAACTTCAACGAAAGGGGAATGGAAAAATGAATTCTGTCATTTGGGAAGAAGCCCTATAGATGTTAAGAACCCATCTACAGTAGATGGATATGCGTATACTTATCTAAGACAATTAAACAATGGAACGGAGTACCATGTTAAAGTTAAGAGTTACGATACGAGATTTAATAAATCAGCTTTTTCTAATTCCCTTTCTGGAACGCCATCGGCTTAGGAGGAAGAAATGAATACAGGAGCACAAATAGCAATGAACCAGGAGGCCAGTTCCTCTTGGGAAGTTGAAAATGTTTTGCTTGTGAATACAAGTTTGCCTGAGATAACAGGTAAAAGATATTCTTCTGTAGCGAACGCAATAACTTATGCTAAGACACAAAGTCCAGGGAGCACAAATCCATGGGCTATCTATATGCCAGCAGGAACTTATTCTGATAACATTGCTGTTCCGTCCTATATAAGAATAGTCGGTCACAATTCTGGAACCCGTCTGACAGGACAGATAACTTCTGAAGGAGCCTGGGTCGCTGATGTGTATGAATATATCGTTGAAAATTGCTATATAACCAATTTAACGATGGGTTCTAGTCAGGCACTAGTCTTATGGAAATGTATTCTTGGAGGCGGGACTCCATCAGATGGAGACATAGCGATATTGAATGGAATTATGAGGGGGACATTAGATTTATCCTCTTTGAATGATTTATGGACATTCAATGCCACATATTTTGGTCTTGGAACTACTTTATCTTTACCTGCTTCTTCAAATATTTATGGTTCAGAATTCAGTGGAGTTCTTGTAAGTATAAACTTGAACGGAGGGGACTTTAACAATACATCATTTAGTGTGAATGTCTTCGGGAGTGGGACTTATACCTGTAAAGATGTAACCTTTGGAGGACCGATAACTCTTACAGCCGGAATGACTTTAACTGCCAGGAACTGTACTCTTGGAGGGAACTTAACAGTCAATGGAGGTACACTAAATTCTTATGGGTGTTCTGGAACAATAAATTACTCCGCAGGAACTTGGAATAACTATGGAGACCGGTATGATAATAGAACAAGCGGATTATCGGCAACGGATGAACAAAGTGCGATTGATGAGCTAGCAGCTACTCCAAGTGGGGTAGATATATTTTTATTAATGGGGGCATAGTATGTCAATAAACTATAAAAGACTTGGAAGCACAGTAGTCGTGGCTGATACTGATACTTCACTTTATACAGTAGGAGCAGATACAGAAACTATTATTTCCAGTATTGTAGTTTGTAATATTGGGACTTCAGAAAGACTTTTCCGAGTAGCTCTTGTTCCTGGAGCAATTGGAACAGTTAGTAATGATGATTATATTTATTATGATTTACCTATCCCGGCTAATGATACTTTTATTGTGACAGCAGGATTAGTTATGGAAGCAACACATTCTATTTTAGTTAGGGCAAATCATGCTGATGTTGTTTTTTCAGCTTTTGGAAGTGAGCATTCATAGGAGGATATTATGGCTCAAGGATTAACAGGTGGAGTAGAAAAAGAATATATTAAAAATGCGGTTTCTGGAAGTGTTGACCATGGAAGTTCTTTAGACTATGAACATAACAGAAGTCATTCTACTCCTTTAATAATGGCACAATATATTGAAAATGATATTGTTTATAAATGTTTAGATAGAAATGAAAGTAGAGATTTTAAACAAGAAAAAATTTTTACTTCAGTTAGTAGTGGAGGAGTTGAAGCAGGTTCTCATGCTTATATTTGGGATATGGCTTGTGCTTGTGAATTATCAAATGGAAATATAGCATTCGCTTATAGATTAGATGCAGATAATGATTTATATATAAAAATTATAAATCCTTTTACTGATGTAGAAATAAAGTCTGAAACTGCAATTCAAACTAATGCAGTTAAATTTATTCAAATGATTTCTGTCCCAGAAGATGAAACTTTTATTGTTGGATATTATGATATAGATGGAGATGCTTATAAATTTATTATACTTAATAATGATGGAACAACTGCAGTTTCTACAGTTACAGTTGCCTCAGGAAATTATGCACATGCAGATGGATATTGTTCTTTAGCATTGTTTCCTGACCAAGACCATTTTGCTTTTATTTTTTGCGGAAATTCAGCAGATGTTAATGCTGACAATGGTTGTTTTAGAATATATGACTCAACTTCAGGTTCAGCTGTATCAAGTATAATTTGTCCGACTGGAACATGGGGTTGTGCAAATAATTTTGGATATGTTACAGATGAAGAACTTTTAGTAGTTGGTTATGCAGAAGACACTTCAGCAGTTCCAAGATTTTATGTTTATGATTGTTCAACTCCTGCAACTCCAACTGATGCTTATTCTGGCGGAAGTTATTTTAGTCCAACATGGCTAGAATATTATATATTTCATGTTTGGATGGGAGTTAATCCAGATGATAATAATAGATTTACTTGGTTATGTTATACTGACCCACAAGACCAACTTGCTATTCATCAAATGGAATTACAAGGAACTGGAGCAAATAGAACTATAGTTCAAATTTCAACTACAATGACAACAGAGGCAAATGGTTTTCCTTATTGGGGAGGTTGTATAAATAGTTATGGAGATTCTTTAATTGTTTGTACTACTGCATCAGCTGGAAGACCAGACCCAACAAATGTTCCGATGATAAATTTATTTGATAAGAATGGTTTTTATTATAATAACGGAGATTATTCTATTGGAGGTGTTGCTTATGAATATGGTCGAGCGATTCCAATAACAGGAGGTTTTGCTTTAATAGGCAGAAATACTTCTGATAGTAATAAATTATATTATTCGTTAATAAGAAAAGAACATTTTGTTATAGAAATTATTGATGCAAATAATGTAAAGGTTTGGAACTGGTCAAACAAAACTAGAACTATAAAAGCCACAGTGGTTGGAGTATAGGAGGAAAATAATGAGTCATGGATATGCTAAGACCAGAGAACAAGTCAGTTTTATTGAAACTTCTGGGTCTGTTGCTAATAAATCGACTTTGTCTTTTAATCATGCACAAAGTAATTCTACCCCAGGAATTTTAGCACAAACTATTGAAAATAGTTTTGTGAAAAATGCTCCAACAATTTCTTCTGATTATATAGTTGAAAAAATTCCTACAATAATTAAAGATTCCGCTCTTGGTAGTACAGGAGCTAATGGAGAAGACAAATTATGTTGTTGTGAATTGAGTAATGGAAATATTTGTGTAGTTTATTCTGTATCGACAAGTTTGTTTTTTACAATCTATCAACAGAGTGATTGGACAGCCGCAGTCTCCGAGACAACTATTGCATCTGGAGGAACAGACTTAAGTAATATGACAGTTAGAGCAATGGGTGATGAGTTTGTTGTTGCCTGGGAAGATGGAGGTGTTATTGCTATTGAAATATTCTCCAATGCCGGTGTATCACAGCATGGACCATCAACTCCAACCTCTGGCAATACAGCTTGCGATGAACTAGATATAGCAGTTTATCCAGACAACTCAGGATTTATTTTAGTTTATGAAGGAACATCACAGGATTTATATTATGAGGTTTTTGATTCCAACCTTTCATCACAATCTTGGGCTGAGGCAAATAATGCCGCGACTGTTGCCGGTCTTTGTTGTACGATACTTGAGGATGAGACTTTAGTCATTGGATATAATGATGTATCAACCTTTAAAGTAAGGACATACGATGCTTCAAATAAGTCGTCGTTGTCTGCTGGAGTTAGCGATACCAGCATTGAAGCGAGTCAGGCTGCTGGTACGAAGTACTCTATGTTGCCGATTAACTCTGATAGTTTTGTCTTTGTAGGAGCGTCAGGCGGAGGAGACTTAGTGATTTTCTATTATAAGATATCTGGTAGTTCTATTTATGATTGTGGAAGGTCGTCAATAGATGGTGGAGTCGGCGATAGAACAGTTAGATGTATGGCGTGGAATGACCTTAATCATGCCTTAACTTTCCAAGATATTGCGGGATGGAGTGCGACCGGAATACTGTATGGAAAAGGGCAACCGATAAAAGGTGGAGGGAACTTTACTTTGGGGATGCCAGCCGGAGACTTCGATGGATACGGTTGTGTTACTGGAGCGAGTGGTGGGTGTTTCTTTATAACATATAGAAATTTAGCAGATGATAAACCATACTTTTTTGTGATGAGGGCAATGCATTGTCAAATAGAAATTGATGATTCTAATAATGTTACATTAACAAATTATATGGGAGAAACTTTAACTTTTAAATTAACTTATACGGGGTGATTACTGGAGGTATATCATGTATTTCGTTGTAGGATTTAAACAAAACAACGCACTTGTGACTGGGCTGAGCCCGACCATAGATATTTATCGAATTAGTGATAGCGTACAGGTTGTCACAGGAGCGGCAATGACTGAGATAGGTTCCTCGGGAGTGTATAAGTATGATTTCTCAGGGTCTTATGATAACACTGAAGAGTATGTTGCAGTGGCCGATGGAGGCGCGACATTGAGCGATAGATATGTTGTTCCTTCTGGAATCTACCGTGACCCGGAAGACACCCTTGATGATATAGAAGACCAGATTTCAAGCATAGCAAATGTTGGAGCAGCGACTAATCGTCCTGCTGATAGTTATAACTTAACGACCGGAACACAATCTTCTGGAACTGTATCTGACACTGAAGCTTTGGATGGAACGAACCATGAGCACACTGATGTCGGCGGAGAAATGGATTTGTACTATGAGTTCAATGTCGGCTCCGGAATACCTATCTCATGCGTAATGACCGGTTATCTAAACGGTATAAATGATGACCTAGAAGTTTATGGATATGATTGGGTTGCGACAAGCTGGGTTCAAATAGGTACGATAAACGGACAAGTTGCTTCTTCTAATACAGTATTCAGCTTTAATCTGTTTGTTAATATGGTTGGAACAGGAGCTGATAAGGGAAAGGTTCGTGTTCGCTTTACAGATGGAGCCTATACTCTAACATCTGCGACTCTTGCCATAGACCAGATATTCTTATCTTTTGCTTCTGGAAATTCTGGGTACGATAATGGTTCTTTGTGGTTGGACACGAATGTCTCTAACACCAATACTGTTCCTGGAGTAGATGGAACAGCAGATAACCCTGTATCAACAATTGCGGCGATTGTTACATTGTCGGCTAGCACCGGATTAAAGAGGGTTACGGTCGCTCCAAAGAGTTCTGTAACCCTTGCATCTACCTTTAATAATTACATATTTCATGGAGAGGACTGGTCTTTAATCCTTAACGGACAAGATATCGGAGATTGTCATTTCCATGGAGCGGATGTTACCGGGATAGGAACAAGTGTAGGAGCGTCTGTATCCTGGGAGAAATGTATGTTCGGGGCAGTCACTGTTCCGTATGGAAAATTCCACATGTGCGGTTTCGGCGATAACTCTGGAACCTTTACAGGAGGGTCAGCTGGTCAATATGTATTTCATAACTGCTTTTCCATTGTACCTGGGAGCGGAACACCAACCCTTGACTTTTCAGGGCTAGGATCTGCGACAGGTATAAATAACAGAGCCTGGACAGGTGGGGCGAGCTATACCTTGGATTCAGATTGTACGGTATCGCATGAATGTCTAGCGGGAGGAGGTCAAACCTTTACGACAGCTGGAGCAAATGTAGAACTCCGTGGAATCTTTAGATCCGCGACCTTTGTCTTAAGCGGAGCAGGAACAGTTCAAATGGTTGGAGTCACTGGTCCTATAACAATTTCCGGAACAGCGACAACGACCGTTAATCTTTACGGAGTTAGTTCTTCCCTGACTGATACAAGTTCAGGGACAACCGTTAATGATGAAACGACAAGTGTAGAAAATACGAGCGACGGAGTATGGGATGAGATACTAACTGGAGCGACACATAATATATCAACAAGTGCAGGGCGAAGATTAAGAGAATTGGCAGGAACTATTGTCTGGTCTGGAACAGCTCAGGGACCAGGAACCGGAACAAATCAATTACAGCTAGATGCCGGAGCAAGTGGAACAGATGGAGCTTATGACCCATCTTTAATTGCAATTATTTCTGGAACAGGTGCAGGACAGTCAAGAATTATTTTAGAATATGACGGCGCGACAAAGACTGCAACCGTTGACCGTGATTGGAAAGTTAATCCAGATGCAACAAGTGAGTTTATTGTCTATGCTGATGCCGGTCGAGAACATGTAAATGAAGGATTAGCTCAAGGCGGAAGCTCTAATACGATTACATTGAATGCTCTTGGAAGTTCCGCAAATAATGCGTATGTTGGACAACTTGTATTTATCCGTTCTGGTACTGGCGCAGACCAGATAAGACTGATAACAGCTTACGACGGTTCAACAAAGATAGCGACAGTAGAAATTAATTGGGATGTCACACCTGATACGACAACTGGATATGTAATATACCCAGCCCATGAACATTCCTTAGCACAGGTCAAGGCTCAAGTCACTACAGCTCTATCAGACATAAAGCTTGACCATCTTGTAGCAGTAGCCGATGGAGATGACCCTGTTGATAATTCTATCATCGCGATGTTAGCTTCAGCGAGTGGAGACTGGTCAGCGTTCAATGAGGCAACAGATTCATTACAGGCTATTAGGGACCGAGGTGACTCAGCCTGGATAACAGGAGCAGGAAGTGATGCAACACTCGCTAATCAAACGGACATTATTGATAAGCTGAAGGGATTGATGTCTAAGGCATACACTCTTGCGACTGCTGTAGGAACATTCAACCCTGCGACAGATTCCAATGAAGCCATAAGGGATAGAGGGGATGAAGCTTGGACTAGCGACAACATAGATGGTTCAAATGAAGTGACCATAACACTACAAGACGGTGATTCAAACAATATTGTAGAGGCTTTCGTTGAGATTTGGGACAATGCCGGAACAGTTATCTATGCAAGAAAGGTTTCCAACGCAAGCGGACAAGCTGTCTTTAATTTAGACGACGGTACATATACAGTGAAAATGCGAAAAGCCGGTTATTCATTCTCTAACCAGACCCTGGTCGTAGATGGGACAGAAAGTGAAACATATACAGGAACAGCTTTACAACCGAACACCCCAGCGAATCCAGACGATTGTCAAGTTTACGAATGGATACTACCACAAAGTACAGGAGGAACACTCCCTTCAACATTAGAAGGGACAGCGGAGATAATAGAGCTGCCATATGACTCAGGTAGTTACTCTCATATAGGAGATACGGTTGATGTTACATACAATTCTACCACAGGATATGCTTATTGGGATATTGTTCAGGGCGCAGTAGTTCAAATTTCAATTCCGTTATTGGGAATAGACAATGTTGTAACTGTACCAGCGAGCAGTAATGTCAGGCTCAATAGTTTATTGTAGGAGGACGAATGGATGTTAGTAAAATTGTGGACAGTGCAAATCATAATGATTCTAGTTTTTGGATTGCTATTGTTTCGGCTATTCTTTTAGCACTTGGAAATTATCTATTGGCTTCTTTGAGGTCAGACCTTAAGGAGACTAATAAAAAAGTGGCTAAGAATTGTTTGGATGTAGCAACTCTTCAAACATCATTTGAAAACTGTAAAGAAAGTTGTAAAGAAAGGAGGAAGAAGGATGATTGTTGATAGCAAAGAAGAAATACAGTCTATGTACGAATTCCTGGACAAAGAAGGTTACGAGTTCAATGAGTGCAATCCCTTTGGTATAAGGGATTACTCCGGTATCGAGAAAGGTGTTTATAATGATACAATAGGACTGCTCTGTGAAAATGAAATGTATCTATTTAAAGGAACGACAGACCCGAGCCCTTATTACATTGAAAAGAAACCTATGAATGCGAATGGAACAGCTGTTATGTGCTCTGGATTACAGCATAAAATATGGATGGTCGGTTCTCATGCAAGAAGGTGTATAGGTCTTATAAACGGTTGGAGAGGCAGACACGGAACGAAGAGACAGACCGTAAAGAGACTTGATAAAAAGTACAGGTTCAAGAAGAAAATATATCGTGGATGGTTCGCTTGTAACTTACATCCGGCTTTCGACAATAACTTCTCTTACATAGGAAGGAATTCTGCCGGTTGTCAAGTTATCGCAAACGAAAAGGAATTTCAACAATACATGGGATATATAATGATTTCTGACGAATATAAGGCAAATAAGCATACTTTATATTCTTATTACTTATTTGAAGAAGGTTCAATAGCGAGACGAATAGCGGAGATGTTATGAAAGATAAGATAATGATGATACTTGAATTTTTCTTTGGGAAACAGCCGAAGATAAGGTTCAGGAGGTTGATTATATACAGCCTGATACTGATAACCGCTCTCAGTATTAGATGGAGCTGTACAGAAAAAGAAGGCTTCCAGATTGAATGGAAGCCCTTTGTTGAGATTGAATACTCTAAGTGATTTTTCATGAGTGGTTCTCCGGGAGTTGTGGGGAGGGTTTGAAAGCCCTCCCCTTTTTTGTTATTCTAACTCCGAAGACATAAGGTTCTTTATCTTTCCCTCCCTATTGTCGCTTAGAAAAGTTCGAGATTCGCCTTCGTTTAGATGTCCGGCAACTATAGAAAGCTTTTCCATATATGCTTTTATCTGTGGAGACATTGACTCTCTAAAGAATTTGAAAAACTCTTTGTCAGCCTTGAACATTTCATACGCTTTATGGTAGTTAGCCATTTCCTTATACACCTTGTCCAATTCTTCTTTGTGTTTCTTCTTCAACCTTCCAACTCGTTTTTCATATTTCTTTTCCAGCCTTTCTCTGATAACCTTTTCTTTCGCTGTCACATAATGCTTAACTCTTTTCTTAAGTATAAACATATCAGCTCCTCAACCATTCCCAGGAATGGTCTTTAAATAGAAAGTAACCTCCTGTCCTTACTCCAAAGTAGATCCTTCTTCTTTGAAAATCAGGGATGTCCAACATATACATAAAGCTATTCATAATGTCGTCACATTCCTTTCTGCCGTACAGCTCGTTGTCGTAACACCAATCATGAAATATTATTGGGGGTGTTATCGGCCCGAGTGTCGGTATTTCTCCCATCCACAATTCCGGTCCTGACCGTTTGAAATTGTATCCCTTTGGTACATAATGGTTCTTACCATTGACGACAACCGCAAACCTCTT